TCACGCTTCCCTCCTTTTCAGAATCGTCAGCGCTGGTGCGCGCGAGTCGGTTGCTGATACCTTGTTTGCCGCCGCAATTAGCTGATCCAGTTCCGCCGCCGAGTAGTGGCTGGTAATGCTTCCGTTCTTGTGGCCGAGCAGCGCTTTCCGATCCTCCTCTGTCACGCCAGCAGCACGCAGCCTTCTCCCAAAGGTGTGCTTCAAGTCGTGAATGCGGATTCTGGCAAAGCCGTCATGTGCCGGCCGCAAGAACTTCTCCTGCCACTTCTTCGCCGCCCGAATCCTCGCCTTCTTCCAGGCCGAGTCGTTCATGCGGTGAACCGTCGTTTCATTCCCCTCGCCATCTGGCTTGCCAAACGGGAACACGTAGAGCGGATGCTTGCCGCGCTGCTTCTCGATCACTGACTTGGCAACGTCATTCATCACGACCAGGCGCTCGTCCCGGTTCTTCACTCCAGCCCTTGCGCTCCTTCCTCCAAATCCAGCCGGTATCAGGAACACACTCGTTCCCAGCTCAGGTACGGCAATCTCCCAATTCCACTGAAGTTTGCAAACCTCCTGCTCCCGGCACCCCGTGTTGACCTTGAACATTGCCATGGTCTGAAGGTGTGCAGGAAGCTCGGCGAATAGGATCGACTGCTCTTCCCATGAAAGCGGGTAGGGCTTTCGGCTGTTCGTCTTCTCATCCAGCAGAGAAATCATCGGAACCACGTCGAGCAATGGCCGGCGCTCTTCATCTCGCCACTTTCGTGCGCAGAGGTTCAAAACCCGGATAACCCGCTGTAGCGCGATATTCACAGTCCTGTTCGTGACTGGCTTGCCCGTCGCCGGGTTCAGCTTCGATCGCACGTATGGGGCAAGCGCATCGTCATCAATATGAGTCAGCGGCATGTCGCCAATGAACGGGTCGAGCTGCTCCATATAGGTCGCCGAAATATGGATGGACGCCTGATCCTTCACTTCAAGCAGGAAGCGAGTAGCCGCCTCCCTCCAGGTCCTAACCCGCCGAATGCCGTACACCTTCTGCTGGCGCAACTTCTCCAGCTTGTGGATCAGGTACTGCTCTGCTTCGGCGCGGTTACAAGTGCCAGTACTCTCTTGAATTCGCTCTCCTCTGTATTTTTTGTCGATCTTCCAGATGCCGTTCGGCATTTGCTGGAGGCCGGTGATTGCTTTTTGGGCCATGGCGTTGCTCCTGTTGCCCGCGCATGGCGCTCGCTGCGGGGTTGATTGTTGTCCTGATTGGTCGCCTTTTCAATCGACTTGCTCTCGACGTAGGCGTCCGCCCATGCGTCAAGCTCCAGCCGATCAAACCCGACCCCCTGTTTTCCTATGGGGAATTCGCGGACGTAAGGGCGCACCGTCTTGTTGAATTCATCCCGGCACATGCCGAGGTACCCGTAAGCCTCGCCCGCGCGAATGAAGCGCGGGAGTATGGGCGCAGCCTGGGCCGCGCTTCGATTTGCCATACTTACCTCCCGCCCGCAGTGGGCCGCGCTGTCTTGATGATGTGGATGACCAGGCCGAAGGTGATCAGCATCCAGGCACAGGTGCCGGCGAATGCATACAGGAGGTCAGATACTTCTCCGTCCATGATCAGCCCGGGGCCAATCCAGAAGATCCAGCAACCGGTGCCGGTCAGGTACAGCAAAGCGCCCAGCAGGATCAGGGTGAGTTTCGTTGCGAACATGGGGTGTCCTTGCCGCGCTGGGCGGCAGAAGGTGGGGTGGGGTTAGGGCTTGGCTTTCGAGGCCCGCTCGCAGTCGGCGGCCAGCTTTAACAGGTTGCGGGTAGTCGGCTTGAACCCTTCGGTGTTGGGGTAGCGCGCGAACTGGTGGCCGTGCGGGTATTCCTCAAAGGGGCCATGCCACGGCCAGTTCGATTTCCAGTCAGCCCAGACCGTGTAGGCATCCTGGCCGTCGCCCCAGTAGTCCGTGCCACCGCCAACTGAAGGCACGTTGCTCACACGCGAGTTTTGCTCATAAGCCAGTTCGGACGGCTCGTCCTTGTCGATCCAGGCGCGTCGGTACAAAGAGGGATGGGTCCGTACCAGGTGCTTGCTCAGCTTCTTTTCTATGCGTGCCTTCATGGCCTGGGCCCCTTGTAGATGAAGACGTAGGCGAACCAGAGGGTGGCGATCATGGCGTCACCCCGTCTTCAGTCTTCAGTTCAGCGGCGAGTTCGGCAGCCAGGCCAATCGGCCACCAGTAGCGCGCACGCTGATAATTCGGATAGCTCTCTTCGCGAATCACCAGGCCCTTTCGGTGAAGGGCCTTGAAGATGCTGAGCACGGAAGATGCTGATACGCCGAGGCGGTGCCCAACCTGATAGCTAAGGCCGCCCATGCCGAACACGCACGCCTAGTCACCAAGTGCCAGCTTCTCGCAATCCTTCTGATGCAGGTACGGCTGGCTGTCTCGATAGAGGTTGGCGTTTTTCCGCCCGATCTTGCGCAGCTCATCGAGGACGAGTTGCTGTTTCTCTGTGAGCTTCATGGCGTCACCCGGCGCGCCCACTGAACATAGGGGCCGTCATCCGTATCGAATATCCCCATCAGGAACCACTCAGGGCCTGGCGATTCGGGATTCCAGGCGGTGCACGCAGCATCCTCGTCAGGTAGATCGTAGATCTCGTCACCCGAGTGCCAGCCTTTCAGCTCAAGGCCTTGCTCCTTCGTCCAGGCGATGTAGGGCGCAGGGTCTTCGCCGCCGCCAAAATCTGGAATGTCCGGGTGATACCACCAGCCGTCCTTGTCGCGCACTACGACTACCGACTGGATCAAAACGATTTCTTCAGGCATGACTTCGTCCTTGCCGCTATAGCGGCTGACTTTGAAGGGGGAGGGGGTTATTTGAAATCGACCCTAGACGAGATCGATAGCTGTGCTAAAAATGATGTGTCGCGCATGTATTTCAGATATGTGTTGTTGAAACTCATAGCCGGCTGACGCTCTATATCGTCGTTAGGGCGCGCCCTTTAGATGTGGGCAATGATCGGTAGGTCGTTGCATTTAGCCGCGAGTTAAACAACTCCCTTCCTCTGGGCTACTAACTCAAAGCCTTGGCCTTCCGGTCATTTATTTCGATTTATCCTGCTGCCTCCCTTGTTACCAGATCATGGGTATTCACAGCTGTCATACAGGCCTGCTGTTCCTGGCGCAGCGCCTGCTGTACTGCCTCGACAACCCGACGCAGGTATGTGAACTTGTGGTTTTCTTCGACAGCCTTGCCGTCGAGCGGGTAGTGCCATTCCTCACCGAACAGCTCGGTCAACAATCTGCTCTGGTGCCAGCATTCGTTCGGGCTCTCGATACTGCGCAATGAGTCGATGTCGTGCCAAAGCGCGCGGGCCTCGCTCTTGCTCAGCTCGCCCAGCTCCCATTCGTGGCGCCCGGTCTGTTGCCGGCGGCGCTGCACGATGCACTTCTTGGCCAGGGTGTGCAGCGCGTCTCCGCTGAACACGGTTGAGCTGATTCCACGATCCAGGCAATTCAGGACATAGTCCCAACCGCAGTTCGTGACGAACTCGGCGACGGTGCGCGGGCCCATACCACCCCAGTACGCATTCCAACTGTTGTCCCAGCAGTTGATGGTGATCTTGCCCTGGGCGGTCTGGTAGTTCGGGTCGGATTCGATCGGGCAGTCGCGCCGGCCGAAGTCCTCGAGGAAGACGGTTATCGGGTCCAGCCTTGGCGCGCCGGTGATCACCAGCTTTGTGACTGTCGAGCGTTCGACCTGTAGCGGCGCGGCAACTTGGTTCTGAGTGGTCATGCTGCCTCCTTCGGCGTGTAGGTCAGCGTTCCGTCGAGGATCGCATCCTTAATGGCGTTGAACTCCCAGGCGTGGCACTGGGATTCGACGTACACGCGCATGCCTTTGCGGTAGTCGTGCCTCTTGCGACGGATGAATGCCTCGGCGGCGTCCTTGGTGAAGTGCGCGTTGATGTACTCCCAGTTCTCACACCATCCGGTGACGACGTACCCCTCAATCTCGCCAAGGACATGCCACTGATCCGACTCGTCCGCCTTCATGAACTGGCAGCCCGACCAGGCCTGCATTGCCTTGTTCAGCTCCGCTCGGTCCTCTTCGTCCTGGTCTACCCAGTATTCCTTTGGCGAAAACCATTCACCGTCATTGCAGTGATCGAGTAGCACACGGTTGTCGCTGTAGTCGGTGTCTATCCCGTAGACGATTCGTCTGGCCTGGACGATGAAGATCGCTGCCGAGGTGCAGTGATCATGAACGCCAGCACCAACGCAGTCATGGCGAAGACGGGTCGCGAAGTCGGCCCAGGTTGCGGCTGTGAGGTCGTGACCGGTGGCCAGGCTCGGCAGTTTGTTTTCTGTAGGCATGGGGAGTCCTTGCCGGGTCATGCCCGGGCGGTGGAGTGGGGGAGTCTGTGAATATCGGCTACAGTTGGCCGATCAATCCGGGGAGGTGTTTATGCTTTGTTTCATCTGCGGGACCGAGTCAGTCGACCACCACACGGCATACGACGGCCAGGATGTTGGTTGTCCTGAATGCGGACGGCACATTATCAGCGGGAACCTGATAGCAGCGATGGCGCCAGGCTACGCAATGGGGATTCAGGAGGCTCGGGCAGAACTGAATAGAATGCGTGACCGTGATGAAGTGCCGATACTTTCAACCGCAAACATCAGGCTTCATCGGTTGCCAAGTTGAGCCAATAGGCGCTGTCCGATCCAGCGAACAACGGTGACGGCCTTACTGTTGCCGATCGCCTTGTAGCGGGGGCCGTCTGGGCATTCACTGGCTGGCTTGCCGCGCCATGGGATCATGGTGTGGTCGTCGGCCATGCCCTGGAGGCGCTCGCACTCGATCGGTGTTAGACGGCGTACCTGTGCTGGCGTCAGTAGCGCCGGAGGCGGGCTGCATGCATCCAAGGACGCGGTGTATTCCTTGTACCACTTGCCCGCGCCGCACGCTGAAGTGTGATGCAGCTTGGTGCTATAGGCGGAACTCGTAACGACATTCGGGCCGAGTGCTGAGTTTGTGTTATCCAGCTGCTTTCCGTAGCTACTGGTGATGGTCTGGGCCACCTCTCGGCAATACAGTGCATTTTCCTGGCCGTTGTTTCGACCCAGGGCAAAGGCCAGGTTGCTGCTAGTGCCTGGGTCTTGCGTGCCATGCACCACCAGCAAGCCTGATTCGGCATCCTGTTGGGTTACGCTGCCGGCCGCCTTACCGCTGGCCTGAAGCGTGCCTGCCACGACCAGCAGGCTTTCCCGGCTCTCATGGTCGCCGTACTGGTTTGTTGTGAGCGGTGCGGTCACAACGAACGTTTCGGTTTCAGCATCCATCCTTGTACCGCCAGGGTGCGCGCTGAGAGCCGTAGCTACTTCGGTCTGTTCGCAGTTGGCGCCGCCGCCGAATGCGGTTGACTGGAGATGACCTGCTACTGCGTGATCGACATCGCTGCCACCGTCAGTGCTTCTAAGAGTGCCGGCGGGAGAGTCCGCTTTCTCGCCTCGGCGCGGCGCAGTATCCCGGCGCACGCCTTCGCGCTCAAAAAGTACCTCGGTGGGATCGAATCCGTTACGAGCACTTGCGACAACGAACACACGACGGCGTCGTTGGGCCAGGCCGAAATATTGGGCGTCCAGGACCCGCCACGCGATTGTTCTTTTGGGTCCATACACACAACCAGCGTCCTGCCATTTCTTCCCTGAAGGCTGCAGCTCGCAGTCTTCGCCAGCAAGCGCGCCAAGAAAGCATCCGAAGGCGTTCCCTTTGTCGCTGAGGACGCCGGGGACGTTCTCCCAGACGATAACGCTGGCCGGCTTTCGCTGGCCGGCGCGAACATAGTCAACTGCATCTGCAAGCTCCACGTATTTGATGGTGAGGGCGCCGCGCGGGTCGGTGAGGCCTTCGCGCATGCCGGCGACCGAGAAGGCCTGGCACGGGGTGCCGCCGACCAGCACGTCCGGCGCCGGGATCTTGCCGGCCAGCACCAGGGCTGCCAGCTTGGTCATGTCGCCGTGGTTCGGCACGTCGGGGTAGTGGTGGGCGAGGACCGCCGAGGGGAACGGCTCAATCTCGGCGAACCAGGCGGCGCGCATGCCCAGCGGGTGCCAGGCCTGGGTCGCGGCCTCGATGCCGCTGCACACAGAGCCGTAGGTGATATCGGGCACGGGTTATCCTCGCGGGCTGGAGTGATTCGTTAAGGTGGGTGATATGCTTTGCTGCTTATCAAACAAGGAGGTGGTAATGGCGGGTAAAAAGCTTGAAGCGTTCCGCGAGTGGTTCAACCCAAAGCGTCGGCGGCGAGCAGGAGGCGCTTTGTTTATTACGTCGTTGGTCGGACCGTTTTTGTATCCAAGCGGTTACTGGGTCAGCGTGATGACTCCGGGGATCATATTTTTCTTCAGTGCCTGGCCGTCCGACGCTCACGACAAGCGCTGAGTCTCAGCCTTCAATGGCCGGCTGGCGTGATTCGTTGATATGGGGTATTACGGGTGACCGGCATGGAGCCGGGTCAGGCGCGCCTGACTTTGAAATGCAGCATCGCCTTTATGCTGTGGCAGTAATCCTGAAGCTGCTCATAGGCCTTGTATCTGGCCTGGCTGCGAGTGGCGGCCCAGACCCTGACCAGATCTTCGCGGGCTTCCCGGCTCCAGTCTAGATCGTCCCAGTCGTGCTTGAACGGCAGGACCAGCCACTCTTTGAGCGGTAGCGTTTCGGCCATCTCGCCGTACTGCATTTCGTGGGTCGGGTGGTAATTGCTGATCCGCTTTTTCGGGTCGTCATCCAGCACGACGCCGATGTAGTGTCCGCGATCTGCCAGGATGATGCCGGACTTCCCGTAGGCAATGACGCGGCGCCCGACTTCGGCTGGCACCTGATAGTGCTGCCGAACGTATGCGCAGTTGTGGCTCATGGATTACCTCCAGTCAGGCGCCGCCCTCCGGGTTCCGGATGCAGCGAGTAGGGTGGGTTATTCGTCGCCGTCGTCTTCGGCGTTCATTTGAAGCGATTCAGCGAAACCTGCTTGCCGTAATTTGCGCGCCACGTTTTGCGTTATGTCGATTTCGTGGCGCTTAATTTTGAATAGCGGTGCGGATTTCTCGGCACCCAATGAGTGGGCATGTGCGATCAGTCGCAAGATAGTCGCACGGTCTTTCTTCTCGCCCATCTCGGCGGTGAGCACTGCCAGCCGGTCACGCATTCCCTGGCGGAAGTAGTGACGGATGATGTCGGACGGCCCTTTGATTCTCGGAGGCGCCGGCGGCAGATCCTCGGCCCGGCCATTCAGCACCAGCAGTTGCACTGCCTCGCCGACTTCCTTGATCTCATGCCAGAGCATCAACTCGTCGAGCATCTGCCGGGTGCCGCAAGGCGTCGTGTGCCGAAACTCCTGCTCGCCCAGTTCCTGCCGCTTCTCGGCCAGCCTGGCTGTTCGTTCTTCCTGGGGCACAGCCATGGTCTACCTCTTCTATTCCGCTGGCCGGCAGTGCGAGCCAGGTTGGTCGGCGTCTCGCGCTGACCTGTTTGTGGATTCGCTTCACGCTGCGACCTTCTCCTGGTGCCAGGCGCCGACCGCTTCGAAGATCCGCGCTGCGTGCGCCTCGTCCAGTGACATCGCTTCGGGGATGGCGATCCAGCCCGAAGCCACCATCTGGCTTTGGTTGGCCTCGTCGCGCAGCTTCTTGTAGCAATGCTCGATCACGTCTTCCAGGTGGTCGGAGAGGTAGACGCCATCGGGCGCTACCTCCACCGACTTGCTGTAGCGGTCGCCGCGGACGTCGACGCAAAGCGCGCTGAGGTAGATCGTCCAGCGGTGGGGGATACCGCAGACGGCCTGGCCAATCTTCCCCGGCGCGATGTTTTTCAGCGACTTGTAATTGATCATGCCCTGGCGGCCGCTGGGGTCGATATTGACCACCGCGACGTGGTTGGTGGCCAACAGCGACCGGCACGACCTGGCAATGCGCGCCTGCAAGTTGTGTGGCTTTCGCTTCTTGCTCATAGAGCCTCCGCGAGTTTGCGCAGCGCGTTACGCTCGGCTCGGGTGATGGGCGGCTTGCGGCGCTTGAGGATGGTTTCGGGGTCAATCTTTTCCGAACGCTTGGCGGGGTCTGGATTAATCACCGGGCTTTTACCGATGGTGTATTTCCCACCTGCTGCCAGGTGTTGCTGGACCTGAAAGGAAAGCTCCAGGGCTTTCGCACGCCGAAATTCGATGTCTGATTTTAGGTTGCTGATCATTATCAGGCTCCTAGGCGATGGGCTTGCGCCCGAGCATTGTCTGCCACCTCATCAACCATGCGATTCAGCTCTAGGTTGAACTGGACCAGCTCTCTATGCAGGTTGGCGATGTAGTCTTCGTCGCGGTAAATCGTCTCGATATAGAGCTGACACTCTTCATCTTGGCGAGAATCAAAGGACAGGAAATCCCACCATTTGCGGCCCGTAACGAACATGCAGCCTTGGACCTGCGGCATGTGTTCCTCGGGCATGCCTTCGAGCCAAGTTCTGACGTGTATCGCTTCGTTGAAGGGGCACTTCGATTCGGTACCGCCGTCATCGTTGATAAGTCCGTCTGGCGAACATCCAAGCCAGTCGTACTTCGGGTGGACGATGAACTCTGACGGTATGACGATGTTGCCCGTCAGCATCTCGTAGGCGTCTTGAGCCTTTTGTTCTTCGGTGTGACCCCACTTTAAAGAGGCGCTGCTGACGTTGTGCTTGGACTTCTTTGCCAGCCGCTCGAAGCACAGCTCACGCATGTACGAGGTGCGTGCGCCCATAGGCTCGCGCTTACCATTTTTGTCAGGCTTCCCCCAGGCCATCACGTCTTTAAAGCGGCTGGCTGTCACGCGCCCAGATCGGTCCGCATGCCACTTTTCTGTGCCCTGAAGCTCCGCTCTCACTACGCAGCCTCCTCTGAATGGGACTGGTCACCGCTGGGGCCCGTTATGTCGGTAAAGTCGGCATCGACGGTAGCCGCCAAGCTTTTTAGGGCTTCGTGGCATTCCAGGCCGATCGCTGCGCGCTGCTTCGGCTTGAGACCTGCCCAGGCGGCCGCGTAGGCGTCGATGTCCTGTTGCCTTGCAACGACCAGGAGGTCTGCGAATACACCGTCTATTTCCGGTGATGGGGATTTTGGACCAAACGAAACGCCAGCGGCGGCAGCGCTGTTTGCGGCTTGTTTTGTTGGAGTGATATCAATCTCGCCGCCGTATGAGTCCTCGAATTCATCGGGCGTATAAACGCCAAGGATCACGTCAGGACAGAAGAGGCGTGCCCATTTCTTGGTCACCAAGTAGGCGATCTGTTGTTTTGGGTCTTCCGCCCAAAGCGTAGAGTTGCGCGTGCGGACCTGGGTCAGCAGAAGCTCCAGAGTGCGCGGCTCGTCTTCGCCCCGAAAGGTCGCCCAAACCTTGATGCCGAGCCCTTTTTCATCGTCAAAGCTCCAGGCGGGAACGCGATATTTTTTAAACTCGCCAGTGTCCTCATCCTTCTTGGTCTTACTGGTAACTTCGCGCATCTTCCCGATGACGTTTTCCCAAGCGCCGAACCATTCAAAGTTCAATCGACCTTTGACTGGCGCCTTGGCGGTGATCACTGCGTTAACAAGCTGCGCCTCGTAGCTCAATGCGCCGCCGTCGACGATGAACGTTTTCTGCGCCACAGCGAAGGGGTTCATTTGCCACTGCATTGCTTGAAGCACCACCGCCATGCAGTCGGCTTGGTTCCCCTTAAGGTGTTTCGGGACGGTTGTCACTCCCTTCGACATCATCATCGCGAGGTCGCTCATCGACCGCATGGTGCCAGGGTCGAGGATGAGCGCGGCCGCGTTGTGCGATGGATCGTGATAAGTGGCGAGGCCGGCTTGTGCTTGGGTGTCTGTATCGGTCATTGCGCTCTCCGTGGCCGACGTAGGGTGGGTCGGCCGGCAGATGGAAAGGATGGTTAGAAGTGGGTGGCCCGCAGCCAATCGCGAGCAGTGTCGATAGTCACGTCGAAGCCGAGCGCTACAACCTCGACAATGTCGTCAGCCGGGGGAGTGGTCGGGTCCACGTCGATGGATTCAACTGAGACGGCGACTACGGCAACAGGGGCGGTTTCAGCCGGAGTGGCAGTGACAGCCGCCACTGGCGCAGGCGCGGCAGCCTGGGCGCGCAGACGGACCAGCTCTTCCTGGTCGCGTTGATACTGTGCCTCGCGCTCACGCTGCTGGCGTTGTTGCTCTTCCTGCTGTTCACGCTGCTGGCGTTGCTGTGCCTCCATGTCGCGGCGCTGCTTGTCCAGTTCGTCCTGCTGCTGCTTCAACCGCTTGCGGTCTTCCTCTGCTCGCTGCTTGCGTAGCTCCTCGGCTTCGGCGTCGGCGATGCGTTGTTTCTCGCGCAACTCATCCAGCTCTTTCTGCTGGGCCAGCAACTTGGCAGCAGCTTCTTCTCGCTCAGCGGCAGATTTGAGCAGCGCTTCCAGTTGCTCAATGGCGTTGTCGCGAGCGATGGTGCCTTCGGCTTCAAATTCGCCATATTCTTCGGGCAGGATCACCGACTCTTTGACACCCTGCAAAATGCTGGAGACGTCTGCGGCGCTGCGGCTTGCATATGCGGCGGCGACAGAACTGAAACGAGTAATTTTTGCCCGGATGGCTTCGACACGCTCAGCCTCGACACGCTCGCGCTCTGCCTTGGCATCAGCTATACGCTTTTCTTCGGCCTTGATCGCTTCATCGACAGGCTCTTCAATTGTCAACACACGAGTCCTGAGTGTTTCACCGAATTCCTTGACTTGATTGACGCGAGCCTGAGCTTCTTTGACCTTCTGCTGATATGGCACCAATGCGGTTTTGGTGGTCTTATCCAGGGCGTAGCGCACATCGCGGATATCGACGCGAACTTCCTTCGCATTCGCCAAGCCCTCACTTGTCGAGCAGTCAACGACCAGCTTCGCGTAGGTGGTCTCCAGGCGAACGATCTGTTCTTCGTGCGGCCGATACTCGGCGATGTCGGTGACCGCTACCGTAGGGGATAGGTTTTTTTGCGCGCCTTCAGCTTCGTTCATTTCGAGCGGTTCTTGTGCGTGTGCTTGTTTGGTATTTTTGGACATGACTATCCCTCGCCGCGCCTGGCGCAGCATTGAAAGTAGTGGGGTTGGGTTGTGCCGTCAGGCGGCAGAAACGAGCGATGCGTTGTAGTCGGCGTAAATCTTGTCGATGAGTGCCCGGAAGTGCCGGTGTTCGTTTTCGTCGATAACCCGCAGCATGAAAGCGAGGGTGACGCATGATGTGGCCGCCGCGCTGGCGTTTGGCTTGCCAAGTTCGAGAATCATGTTTTCGATCTCTCCCTCGATCCAGTTCACGGCGTTTAGGTGGTCCCGCTGAGTAGCGTTCATTGATCGCCTCCTGCCGGCGGACATATCGCCTCCATCTGCGCCATCGCCAGCCCAATGCGCAGCTTGAGGCTGGCGCGCTCTTTGAGTCGTTGCTCCTCGCGTCCTGCCAAGTCCTCTGTTGTGTACTCATGGAACAGGTCAGCGTGCTGCTGCTTCCCAAAGTTCGGCAAGTCCCAGCGCCTGTCGGATTCCCGGGCCTGAGCGCTATCCGCGTAACTGGTCGGCATGTAGGCACTCCAGGCGCCGAGCGAGGGCGCAGGCTTCGTTGTGATCGCGGCGGAACCCAATGACCTTGCCGGTCCGGCTGTCCACCACATGGAAGAAGTCGCGGCCTGCAGGCTTCACCATCATCCGGAAGGTGACCGCCGGCTCAGGTCGCCCAATCAGCCGGTAGAACTCGGCAGTGGCGATACGGGAACGCTTATGCAAGCCGTCGACGATGTCGCGGCGCGATTGGATGCTGTGGTGCATGGTCGCCTCCAGGATGGCGTTATTCAGTGGGAAGAGGTGGGAGCGGCATCCAGTGACTTGGATCGCCGTACCAGAAGCACCATCCGAGAGTTTTGTCGTACAGCCACTCAGTGACCTGCATCTGGCCGTACTCGAACAGGCACAGGTAATCGCGCTTCTCGCCTTCTGGCGGTAGCCGGTCGCTGCACTTGATCCAATTGCTCATGGAGACCTCCAGTATTTGGGGTTAGGCGGTGGCTGGCAGGGCTTCACGAAAGCGCGATGGGCTCCAGTCGCAAGCCTCATCAGCAGGGATGTGGCCGAACATCAGCGCGCAGCGGCGGCAATGCACGCAGTCGCCGCAGGTCTTGCCCTCGGGTAGATTCATTTGGTCAGCGTTGTCTGCCGACCGTGGATATGGCTTTCTTTGCTCGCTCATGAATGACTCCGTGGACTTGGTTCACCTGTATTCGTCAACACTCATGCCTCCCGCTGGTTGCCGATGGGCGCGGGGGAGGAGTGCTGACGTAATAGAGGTGGGGAAGGGTGCCGGTCTTTCCCGGCTACGGCGGCGCTGGCCGTTTAGCGAGTCGCACTGAAGGCTGGTAGCATCGACACTCCTTCTCGGAGCAAGGAATTGCTATGCGTCAGGTTGTTGAAAGGGCGTTAAGCGTGATCGCGGCAGAGAGCAGCGAGCCTGAATACACTGAAGCGTTCAGCGCTGTTCGTGCAGTAGTGGTTGAGTTTGGGGAGGAAAATCTGGCTGACCGGCTTTTTGCCGATATTCCCGATTCGATCGCTTTCATGCAGGTGGCCCGGCTCTTCGACTTTCTTGCCTGGCAGACGGATGACAACGGCTCTGCGATGACTCGAACCGTCGAGCGCTGGCTTATCGAAGGCACAAATCTGCGCAAGATTCAGATCGCCCTTAACCTAGATGTGTACCCGTTTCCGGACGAGCATGAGATGTACCGCGTACTGTCTGATGTGGCTGTATCCTTCCCGCAGATGGCTGATAGATGCCAGCAGCTAATCAGCTCTCGGAAAAGTCGGTAGCACCTGGTCTACATCCCAAAGCCCGCTCTTCGAACGGGCTTCAGTGATGCTTTACGCCGTGACCCGCTACTGGCGTCGATCATCGGCTTGAATCAAATGTTCTTCCAGCCGCGGGCCTTTCGGCTTGTTCTCCCGCTGGATAACTGTTCTTGGCGCTTTACGCTGCACGCCCGGGTCAGTTGCCAACCCTCTGAACCGTTGAGGCCGGTTCATCGCTGCCTTTGAATCTGGGCCGGTGGTGATCCGGCAAGGGGTGTCGCTAAAGAGCGGTGCAGGTTTAACTGCTGGCCGGCGTTCTTCGTTGCTGGCTTGAGTTGAATTTAAGCAAGCTGAAATTAAGGTGTCAAGCATGCTGAATTAAATAATTCAGATTGCTGAAATTTGTAGGCGATAAAAAGCCCGCTCATTGGCGGGCTCATTTATTAATCGCAGTACTCGCGCCAGCCGATCCTTACGGCGCCATCATCCAAATGCTCGATCCTTATGCCGGCGGTGTCGCCGATGTCTTGGATGACCTGACGCCAAGCTTCAGGACTTTCATCGTCGCGTCTGGCTACCTCGATCAACTGGATCCTCTGCACTCGAGGAGAGGCGATCAAGCCTTGCAGGCGGCGGCCAACAAGCTCATACGAATTGCGCGGTTTCGATGTGGGGTAGGGTACCTGGTTCATGCTTCGCTCCTTGCTAAAACTGTATATATGTACAGTATTGTTGCTTGGATATATTGGCAAGAGGGCTGCAAGAGGTTTCATGCATAAATGCATATTTTTTGGGTGAGCCTTCTGGCATGCAACAAAAAGCCCGCGCTTGGCGGGCTTGGTTGGTTCTGTTTGTGGTCAGGTTCGTAGGGGAACCCAATACATCCGGCACTGAATTTCATTATTGTCGCCGAGTTCCACCGAAACGGTTTTAGCGGACCGCTCATTCTCAAAAGGGCCGGTGATGATAGTGTTCCCATCTACTGCGAGCACGGGAATTGCTAGATCTTCAAGCACGGATTCAATTCGGCTCGAATCCACAGGCTGGGCTGTTATTCTAACCGTCCAGCCATGAAAGACAGGTCCAACAACCTGGTCAGTGATGGGGGGGTATTTTCCGCTCACCGAGTCCCTGTAGACGATCTCGCTAAATAGGCGCGGGCCCTCCCGCATAGCGATCAGGGCTTGCTTGGCCTCTTCCTTGGTTTCAAATGGACCTGCGCCTACTGCCAGGCCGATCATCGAAACAACTGGGAGGCCGGTGCCGGCAATAGCCTTTATAGTGCGTTGCTGTTCTTGCTCGTCTCTGCATGCTGTCGAAGCCACCCAGCCCTTTTTCAGCCTTGGGGCCGAGACGGGCTCCACGTCGGCACCGCAGTGCTTGCACTTGATCGCGGCATTCTTGATGGTTTCGGCACACAGCGGGCAGGGCCGGGAGTCAGCTTGCGCCTGCTCGTGTGGCGGCGATGATCTTCCGCCCAGGAGAACCATAAGCAACCCAGCGAGTGCGATCATGCCGCCGACAATAGTGTGCATCTGGCGGTCCGCAATGAGCCCCAAGTTGTTCACCCGGCCGCCGGCTCCAGTTGACACGGACACATCCATGCTCAGCGCGAAGATCAGCCAGCAGACGCCGACGATCAGCGCAAACGTCCCAAATCCCTTCATTGGATCCCTCCCGTAATTGAGCCCGCACTTTACCATTCATGGCGTACAGCCACCATTGGAAGGGAGGGCGGTCAATCCGGTTCCTGCGCCTTCAGCCTGGCCAGGCCCTGCTTGATATGCCCTGCGTTTTCCCCGATCGCCTCAAGGGCGCCTCGGACGTTCTGACCTGCATCCGTATGGCCTTGGCTTTCGACGAGCAACGTCAGCTCCATCAGCGAAGCCTCAAGGGCAAGCTGGTTCTCGTAGATTCGTTCCAAGGTATCGGTGAGGGAGTATTCGGGGGAGGGCATAGAAATGCTCTTTGGCTTGACGATTCGGCGCAGTAGAAAAGGTCAAAACTGAATCAGATTCAATTGTAGATCACGGTAGCTGGCATGCACCCGAGATGAAAATTCTCTAAACGAGTGACGTCGCGACTCTGAATGATCTCTAACCAGAATGGTGATGGCGTAATGCCATAAGTGCGTTTGTCGAGCGTGCCGCCGTTGAACGTTTTTTGAGACGTCAGGTTTCACTCCTCAGACATGATCAGGTGATCTGCAATGCGTCGTTCAGCTGTAAAAGCCTGGAGGGACCTTCTATATCAGGCTGTAAACGAACAGGATGTTGAGGACAAATATTTCGAGTTGCTTAGGGAGGCCGACCGCATGAAGAAAGCCGGTCTCATCAATGAGGATGAATGGAGGAAGCTGGTTCGTAAGGCGGGCGAGTTTCTTGCAAACAATGCGGAATAAGAAATAGGGCTACTGGCAGAAACAAGAAGCCCGGCGCTGGGCTGTGTTATCTGTTGACTCGGGCGAGGGAGTATTCAGGGGAGGCATTGCCTTGTCTCCACTAGAGGGCATGGAAAGCGCAGCAGCAGGCAAAAAAAAGCCCGCTTGTGGGCGGACCAAAAGGGAATTCTTCAAATGAGTAGGGCTACTTTGCACTCTGTCCTGTAAATGTCAGGTGAAAAGGATGTCGCAGAAACGAAAGGTTTGGTGTGGTGGCTGGCTTGAAGGTCGCTTTCAGAATGATGTAGCTATCGACTGGGCCAGTTGCATGTCTGACATGAGCGGAGAAGGATAGGTCAACTGGTAGTATCTGGACGCCTGCTCAAACTCCGCGCCGCGAATCTCCCCGTCCGAACCGATGAAGGCCAGAGCGTCAGTCTTGGCTGACTTGAAAATCTCAGGCGGCTCGGTCGTGAGGGATGTGGTCGCCCCAATTAAAATGGTTGGCGCGGAAATTGTGAGAAATATCGCGGCAGCGATAGGGTTGGCGCCATCACCTGATACGGCCTGAGTGCTGACAGATGCCAGTAGGGCGATCGCCAGTGTCTTCCATGAGTCCATTCTTCGATGCTTCCATTGCGATCCGGGGGGCGCAACCATAGCAGAGTAGGGTGCTTGCCAGAAGCAAGACGCGCCGCCACATTATTCGTTCGAAACCCGAAACACTAGAGCCCTGTAAAGCGCTAAAAACCAACCGATGCCAGTCCAGCCAGCAAGCAGGTTCAGCTTGAATATCGATATACGGGCTTTCTTGGCGTAGCCGATTGCACATATCGAGGGGTAGAGATACAGCGCAAACGCGCTGGAGAAGAACAGAGTATTCGCAAGTATAGCGACCTCGCTGTCGCCGCTGCTACCCAGGTAGCTGAATGCACACAATGGAATCAGAATGCCCAGCCCGAAAATTTTCACTTGAAACGCCCTCTGCGCATAAATGTAATCAAGCCAGTTGGTGGCGTAATGACATCAGTGTACGTAGGCGCATATGAATTGGGTAATGCGGAAAAACTATCCGTTCGATAGGCAGATATAAGAAGCCCGGCGCTGGGCCGGGCTTAGGTTGATCAGTGAAGAGTATCAGGAATACCTTGCTTGATTTGGTCAAGTATCACCGATTTCCCCTCAGCCGAGCTGGTTACGCGTATACCCGGAAAAGACTTAAGCTCTTCAGCGATTTCTCGATACGCCTTAAGTAGCTTGGGCTTGCCGTCTTCGGGCGGGCCCGCAATGAAGAGGGTATCTTTTGCGAGTTGCCCGGCCGCATTCAGGCGTCTTATTTTCGAAATCCACGCGTCGCCATGTTCAATGATTTTAGATGACTCGTCGTGCCCAAGATGGATAGGCTTTAGGGCCTGTACTGGCTCGGCGCCACTCATCAACACAAACGGAAATTTTACTGGGTAATCAGCATTGCCCAATTTCTGCTCGCTGTAACGCTGTTTTAAGTTGGACGCTGCGAGCAGCTTTCCAAGCTGTCGCTCTAAAAACGTTTCCTGATATTCCTTTGTTGCAAAACTGTGGTTCACGTAATGATCGAATAGAGTAGCGAGCGCCTGGTCTGCGTTATCTGTGGCCATAGTACCGGGATCGCTAAACCTCATCATCGTTTCACGAGGGTGTATCAGGTGCTTGAACGTTGAGAGGAGCAGCGCGACATCTTCACGATTTACGGTGAGAAAGCCGCTAAGGCGTGCCAGCTCTACGTCGATTTCCCTGCGTGCTCTGACGAATATTTTCGCATCGAGACTGGGGAAGAAATTAGTGATGCGCTGTCTTTTTTTCTCAATTTTGAAGCGAAAATCGCCATTATTGGCAATCAATACGATTCCAATATTCACGAACTCGCCTGTTTCAGGGTAAGGCAAAAACCTCAGAATTGAATAGTTGCATATGTACTTCATAGCGCTCCCCAGAACCGCTCTTCCTTGAACACTTCCAGCATTTGCAGCCTTTCTGCCAGTGTGGGCTCTGTTTCGTCGATGTGGTCGCGATCTCTATACAGCCAATCGTCGGGCAAAAGGGCCGTGATCGTACCCCAGTTCTTCATAGCGTCGCCAAGCATTTGCTCGCAGTCCTGACGAACGACCAGATCTCTGAAGAATGACCGGCACTCTCGAAAAACGTGCCCCTTCATAAATGCATCGCAGTCGAACGTTCTGTCAAACGCAAGATTGTGATCGATGACAGCGAGATCTCCGTTGGAGTCCAAAATCAGGTTCACGTTCCCGCCGCGATCCCCGAGGCACCGATCCTCGTTACGGATCCACCAATCAAACAGAAGAATTCGTCTTCTGAGATCTACAGGGGTTCGGTTGATATTGCTGAGATTGAAGTCAGAGGCGTTTTCTACTGCGAGAGAGGCAAATGCCAGCCCTCCGCCAAGATCCCCAACATTCGGGATTGCACTGAATGCAATGAGATCCTGTGGAACGTGCATTAAGCGCCAGGGAGGTATTGGTAGGTTTAGCGCCCTCCCAAGCTCAGCACCGATTGCTTCAGAAATCAGAGAAAATCCACCAGCCTTGTCGAGGCCTTTCACGAAGTATGGAAGGCCATCGTCCCCGCGCACAATGAAAGGCTTTATGGAATATCCCTGATGACTTTGCCGGACGATTTCAACCGCTGTAATGCTCTCAGGCATTCTTGTTCTTCCATGTTCGATGCATTGTGCGTGTCTGGTTTTGCTGGCCGCGTAGCCTGTGTCCTCCTGCAGCGGCCTGCCCTCAATAAAACTTCTGCAGCGCCTGCACTACGACCCCAACGATCCGACAGTTCTCGTCGACCGCTTCGATTGGGTAGCTTGGGTTCAGCGGCTTCAGAAACAGCCGACCGCCATCGCTCACCAGCTTCTTGAATGTCGCTTCGTTGCTGTCCCGCAGCTTGGCCACGACCAGCTTACCTGGCGCAACCTCGGCTTCGGTATCGACTAGGATCAGGGTGCCCTCAGTGACACTCTGGCCTGCAGGCGCCGTCATCGAGTCGCCTTTCACCTTTAGCCAAAACGCCGTGCCTTTGGAGTCGTACTCCGAAAACTCATAGCTGTCCGAGAATCCTGCTGGGTAGGGCTCAACAGCTTCTGCCCAGGCGCCGGCGGCAACCCAGCTGATTACTGGGTAGCGGAATGATTTGGTGGGTTGCGCGGCGGGGGAGACGTTCGATTCGGAAGTGTCCCGCTCATCACCCTCGCCTATAGCCAGCCACTCAGCTCGGAATCCAGTCGCTTTTGCCAGTGCGTAAAGGTTCTCCGGCCTGAGGCTTTTGCTCTCGCCGGTGATCCACTGCGTGACGGCAGAATTTGCAACGCCGCAAAGCGATGCAATTTCTCCTTTCTTTTTACCGCTGACCTGTATGGCGCGGGCGATGCGTTCGTGTCTTTCCATGGACTCAATATTAAGCTAGCTGAATTTAAGCATGCAGTAGGCAGAAAACATCGTTGATGCTGTAACTTAAGCATGCTTAAATTGCGGCAGGCTCGAACGAGGATTCGCAATGAATACGCATGAAGTCGCCGAATTCTTCGGCAGCAAGACAAAGCTGGCGCTGGCCCTGGGTATCCGCCCAAGCGCAGTGACCATGTGGGGAGAAACGATTCCCGAATCCAGGCAGTACCAGATTCAGGTTCTCTCCAAGGGCAGATTCAAGGCAGCAAAGAAGGCTCAGGCCGCCTGACATCCATGTCCGCCGATCCATTGAGCAAATGATCGCTTCTGCATCGGCAGGGCGCCACGGAAACAAATTTGAGGTTTTACGAGTGGAAGACTTTTTGGATGCATGCCAGGCAGCAGTGAAGGGCAACGAGCCCAAATCCCTGGCTGCAAAGATGGGTATTCCACACGTTGGCCTGCTCCAGCGCGCAAACCCGGACAACGAAGCTCACCACCTGACCGTGGAGCATCTGTTCGGGATCTTGCTGCACACCGGCGACATGCGCCCGCTTTCGGTCCTGGCCGCCGAGTTCGGCTTTGACCTGGTGGCAAAGACCGGGCCAAAACCTGAAGCACTCACCAAGTCGCTGATCAATGTCGCTAAGGAAGTGGCCGACCTGACCATCGCCGTTCATGAGGCGCTGGGCGACAACCACGTCAGCACCTTCGAGAAGAACCTGATCCGTCAAGAGATCAGCCACGTTCGCCAGAGCCTGGACGTGATGGATGCGTCGGTTAAGGCGGCCTGAATTTCAAACACAAAAAAGCCACCGGACGAGGGTGGCTGATTCGATAACACTTTGTGAGGCCAATTATATGAAAACCCAGCCACATATCAATAGCGCTATCGATCTCGCGCCACGTTTTTCGCAATCTGAAAACGTGGCGCGCATTCACTCGCATACAGTTTACCTGGCGGCCTGATATGCAATACACCGTCACGATTAACCAGGTGAAGGCGTTGGAGTGGGGGCTGAATTCTCAGCAGGCCCTGCTGTTCGCCTTCGTCTACGGCTGCCCGAGCTGGACCAAGCCAATCAAGACTGATGACGGGATCTTCTTCGCGCTGAGCAAGGCCAAGATCATCGAGGAGCTACCGCTGCTCACTGACAAGCCGGACACCGCTTACCGCATGCTGAAGGCCCTGGAAGAGGCCGGCTTGATTGAGCTTTCCAGCACTTCGAACATCACACTTTTCCGCCTCACTGAGAAGGCTGTCGAGTGGAACCAGAAGCTGGACGGGTCGGAAAAATATCCGACCCCACCAAAAAACAAGGGTCGGAAAAATATCCGATCTACCTCGGATAAATCTCCGAGCAAGGTCGGAAAAAAATCCGATCAAGGGTCGGAAAAATCTCCGACAAATCAGGATACCAGTCATCAGGGTACCAATCAGGACATCAGTCAGGACTTGCAGGACGCCACCGGCAAGCCGGCTCAGTCCCGCAGCCTGGTGCTGGTGGTTGATCGCACCGACACTCCTCGGGTTGAAATCCCCGCCGACATGCCCGGCCCCAGAGACCATGCCTGCAAAACCTTCAAGGTCTGGGCGAACTACGCCATGGCTTACCGCAAACGCTACAGCGCCTGGCCGGTGTGGAATGCCAAGGTGGGCGGCCAGCTCGGCCAACTGGTCGACCGCCTCGGCGCTGACGTCGCCCACCACGTCGCCGCTCACTTCCTGAAAACCAGCGATGCCGCTGTCCTGCGCAAGTGCCACAGCCTCAATGAACTGCTGGCCAACGCCGAGAGCTACCACACCCAGTGGGTGACCGGACAGCGCGTCAACGGCACAACCGCCCGCCAGATGGAACGGACTGAGGCAAACCTCTCCGCAGCCGAGCAGGCCGCTCAGATGGTTCTGGCCAAGCGCCAAGCAGGTGACCGCAATGAATACCTCTGAAATGAACGACCAGCAGGTCGCCGGGCTGGCCGCTGCTATCTGCGCGACGGCCGAGGCCATGGGCCAGGAAATGAACCCCGGTACGGCGGCGATGATGGCCGAAGACCTCTGTGCCTACCCGGTGCCTGTCGTCAAAGCCGCTTTGAAGGCGTGCCGCTTCGAAGTGAAGGGCAAGCTGGCGATGGCCGACATTCTGCAGCGCGTCCAGTCCTCCGATGGACGCCCGGGCAAGGATGAGGCCTGGGCTATCGCCATGACCACCAACGACGAATTCGAAACGGTGGTGTTGACCGACGAGATCCAGCTGGCCCTGGCCGTTGCGAAACCCATATTGGACGGTGGCGACAAAATCGGCGCGCGCATGGCGTTCATTGACGCCTATCAGCGGTTCGTGTGCCAGGCCCGCGAGGATGCGAAGCCTATCAATTGGCACGTCTCTGTGGGCTTCGATGCCAGCCGCCGTATCCAGGCTATTACCAGGGCCGTGGAGTTGAAGCGTATTCCCTGTGACCACGGCCAGAAGTACCTGGCAGACCTTAGCGTTGAGCCGATCACCGAGGATGGTCGCGCCATTGCCGGTCTGCTCACCGGTGCCGTCACCCGGGCAGAGCCGGTACTTCGCCAAAAACTGGAGATCGTGAAGAGCTCGATGCTGGAAATGCGGAGGGCCAGCGAAGAACGGAAGCTCGAAATGCGGATTGAAGCGGCCAACGAATTGGCAGATCGCCGGGCACTGCTCATCAAGCAGGCGCAGGAACTGGAAGAGAAGAGGGCGGCGCAATGACCGACAAGATCAGCGTCAACTGCCAGGCCAAGCTCACCGAGGCCATCACATGCCTGACCACCATGTACCGGAACAAGAAATTTGTGGTGGTCTCCCTGCGCCCGGGTAAGGACCGCACGCTTGAACAGAACCGGCTGTGGTTCGGGATGTACAAGCGAATCGCCGAAATGACCCAGATCGGCGATGCGGCGGACGCCCGGCGCTACTGCAAGCTGCACTTCGGTGTGCAGATCCTGCTGAACGAGGATGCTGGGTTCCAGGCCGAGTGGTACCGAGTGATGCGTCATCTGCCCTACGAAACGAAGCTGGCCATGATGGGTGAGTGCCACTTGTTTGGGCCGGACGGCTTCCCGGTGACCAGCCTGTTCAATCGCGCCCAGGGCATCAATTACACCGACCGCATCGCCACCTACTTCACAGGCCAAGGTGTGGTTTTCACTGATCTACTCAGCAAGGAGGCTGCATGATCGCCAAGCAACCCAAACAAAAGAAATGCAAGAACCCAGCGTGCGGCATCAGCTTCCCGCCGCAGCGCCTGGGCCAGGCCGTATGCAGCCCGAAGTGCGGTCTTGCAATCAAGGACGTGAATCAGGCGAAGGCGCGCAAGTCGCTGGCACAGGTCGAGCGCCGCGAGATCAAAGTCCGAAAGGAGAAGCTGAAAAGCAGGGCGGATCACTTGCGCGAAGCCCAGGCCGCAGTGAACGAGTACGTGCGCCTGCGTGACGCGCGCCTGCCATGCATAAGTTGCGACTCGACGCCGAACGACAACGACCTTATGACCGGTAGCCGCTGGGATGCGGGGCACTACCGGTCCGTCGGCGCCTGCCCGGAGCTGCGCTTCGAGCCGCTGAACATCCACCGCCAGTGTGTGAAGTGCAACCGCAACCTGTCCGGCAATGCTGTGGAGTACCGCATTCGCCTGCTGCTGCGTATCGGTGCAGAGAAGGTCGCATGGATCGAAGGGCCTCATGAGGCCCGCAAGTATACCGTCGAAGAGATCAAGGCCATCAAAGCCAAATACCGCGCATTGATCAGGGAACTGAAGAGGGCTGCAGCATGACCTATCGCAACGTTGTTTCAGCAGTAGTTCGGGCGCTCGCGGCCGAGACCATCAGTTCCGCCGGCGGCTGTGACTTTGAGCCGAAGGTACAGTGTACCAAGCAGAAGGGGGAGATCATCGGTAAGGAGGCGGCATTTCTCCAGGATTGCTGGGTGTTTGGCAGACTGCACAAGGCGCTCGCACCGGCGCACTGGCGGGCGTTGGTGGCGAAGTACTCTACGCACGAAGAGCGCAAGCACGGAGCCATTCTGGAGCTGCTGAACTCTGTGAAGACGCCAGCGCCGAAACGCTTCCGGGAATGTGCCGTGCTCACCTGGGCGATTCCGCAAGCGGCAGGTGCAGAGGGCAAGCGTTCCGCCGCGGTACTGCCAGCCGCCTGGTACGACATCACCAACTGGGACAACGACGGCAAGCCGGAATCAACCCGCTACCGGTGGCGCTCGTCGATCCGCAAGGCGCTGGATGATCAAGTCAACGAAGCGCTGACAGCCGCTCAGGAACTGCTCGACTCAGAAGGCTTAATCGAAAGTTGTGCGGCGCAGTAAATAGCCATTGCAATGAATGAGAAAATGAGAGATTATTTATCCATCCTGTCGATCTTGCGCGTTGAGGTTACACAGTAAGGCCCGGCATGAAGTAGGGCTTTTTCATGTGAGACAAAGCAAGATGCGGACTCTCTTACTTCTCGGAATGCTGCTCTCGCCATTGGCGCTCGCCGATCTAACCGAGCCCTCGCATGACTGCAATAAGCCCAGCGTCCCATACGAGTTTGAAGATGAGGACGAGCGCGATCAATTCAACGCAGATGTAGATGAATACAAAGCCTGCATTACGGACTTCGTAGAGGAGCAGGAGGACTCTATTCGAAAGCACAAGTCTGCAGCCGACGAAGCCATTGAAGAGTGGAACTCGTTCGCCCGATCGACATAGCTGCCAAGCAGATATCCAGGCCTCGCCAAGTGCGGGGCTTTTTATTGCTTGCCGAAAAAACAATGCAAAAGGAATTTGCAGATGTTGAAAGAATTCAGATGCGGTAACTGCAAAAGACTTCTCGCCCGTGTGGGTGGGTTTACAGAGCTCCAGATCAAGTGTTCCCGATGCGGGACGCTGAATCATGTGAAGGCCACGAGCCTCGAGCAATCGCCTTTGAGCGACATGAAAGCGGAATCCTCCGCGACAAATCATTCGACTCAATAGGTGAAAAAATGAATATTCAGACAATTGGCAAAACCTTCGTGAGCGTCAAGGTAAACGGTGCTTTCGGTCCCTACAAACTCGTTGGCCCCGAGCAAAATGCTCATGGCTTGATTCTGCGCACTTTGAATTTGAGCAGCGGTACCATCACGGTCAGCGCTACACCTCCAATTGATAACTTCGATACCAGTAAGGTGATCGCGTTTTCTACGATCGGCCGTACTGAGCCGTTCTTGGTCCCGGCTGGACTGGGTGTTTATATCACTGTGCGTAACGATTATAACCAGCTCATCAACGTTACTTGGGACTACCTCAACGCCGACGGCACAGTCGCTTAAGTCACTCTGAGCGGTGAAGCCCTGCCTGAGTGCAGGGCTTCAAGCAATGCGGCGCGACTGATGTCGCGCATCCATTCAATGCCTCGCCATCGTGCGGGGCTTTTTCGTTTTCGGCCCTGCCACACCCTTCGCTCTGAGCTGGGAGTGCCGCCGGGGCTGATCTATTTCAAACATGCCCCACGGAGTCGAGCGCATGGAGTACCTACAGCGCCTGCTCGACAAGATCGACAGGTTCGAATTGCTAATCGCGGGCCTGATTGGGGCTGTTGTTGCAAGCTGGTGGCACAAGGACGACTTGTCCGACTGGCGCGCCTGGATGGTCTTTTTGATCACCGGCATGGCCTGCTCGATCTATTTGACGAGCATGGTCAGCACCTACCTGGGCGTGACTGAGCCAAAGATCGTCGCCGGCATCGGCTTCCTGCTGGGGGCCTTCGGCGGCTCGCTCCTGGCGGCCATCAATCGAGCCATCAAATCCGCTGACCTCTGGGCGCTCATTCGCCAGCGGTTCGGGGGAGGCAATCCACCATGAATCTTGAACTGATCAACTCCATCGCCTGCGGACTCATCGCGGCCTGGGCGGCCTGGTGCGTACTGAGCGGGAAGGTGAGGGACGGCATCCTCGGGAAGCTGATCTACTCGACGATCGCCATCAGCGGTTTCGTCGTTATGGCGCGCAGCCAGAACATCTTCTTCGGCCCGACCAGTGCCGGCCTGACGCTGCATGTGTCCCTGGCCCTGGCCGGCGCGCGCCACATCTTCATGGTCACATACTGGCAGCGGGTGAAGGTCTGGCTCTGCCGGACGCTGAACTGCGAGCACTGCCTGCACTGTGACAAGGCACCTGGTGGCCTTGAGCGGCGCACCAAGTAACCCGCGCCACGTTTTCGAATGCGCCAAATCGTAGCGCGAGGTTTTTCAGATGAGCAACGTCACCCGCCTGCGTCATGCGCTCCCACTGAGCCAGGACATCAACGCTGCGGTAAGCGCTCTAGACAAGGCCATTGCCGAAGCTGTGGACGCTGCCAAGGTCGCTGGACTACCTCAAGGCCTGATCGTTGGCTTGCTCCAGGGTCACGCCCATGCACAGACACACCAAATGGTGATCGAATAGCACCAGGCTCAGCCTTGGTATGTACTAACTCCGGCGGCTCGAGTGACTGGGAACCATAGCCATTCGCCGTGCTGAGTAATGTCGTCGCCTAGATATACGGTGTAATCGCCATATGCTTCATCTGGAAAGCAAAAATCAATGTATCCCGTATCAAGCCAGCCATCGAATGGCTCAGTTCGCACGCCAAGCCAACTGAAACCTTGGTTGCTTTCCTGATAGGTATTAGTGCTCAGGTCCTGAGCCCCGCGATGGTCGCTAAATGCGAACGCGGCTGTGAGGGTCTGCACCTGGAGAGGTTCCTGACCAGGCCGGAAGTCGATTTGCGCAGTCTTGAACTCCATACAATTGCTCCTCGGATAATTTGAGCATCATCAATACCACGAAAGTCCGCAGAATGAAGTTATGCGGCGCTTTGGAGAATTTGAGGCAGACATGAATAGGCCGCACCCTCCAGCGTCTCTGCGTGAGCTGTCTGATCTGTCCGACTTCGGTATCCGCCTGATGCCAGCACCTGAGGTGTGGGAATGGCTCCAAACCGAAATCCTTGCCGACAACGGCAGCATCCACAATGAAGACCATGCACACCTGATCGACGCTGACGTGAGGGTCATGTGGGCATCGTCTGCATTCGAGAAGCAGGGCCGCACGGTCCTGGGCCAGACCGAGCAGGTAGCGTTCCGCGCCGGCGGCTGGCAGAAAGCCCGGATGGAGCAACAGATGCGTGATTGGTTCGGTGATGTGCCGACCTTCATCATCACCTTGGCTGCTGACTACTGCGCCCAGTGCAGCGACCTTGAGTTCTGCGCCCTGATCGAGCACGAGCTGTATCACCTGGCTCACGCGACCGACAAGTATGGTCAACCAGCATTCACCCAAGACGGGGCACCGAAGATCAAGCTGCAGGGCCACGACGTCGAGGAGTTCGTCGGTGTGGTTCGCCGCTACGGTGCGAGCCCTGACGTTCAAGCGTTGGTGGATGCTGCAAACAGTCCTGCCGAGGTGGGGAAATTGAATATTGCGAGGGCCTGCGGAACCTGTCTGCTCAAGTCGGCCTGATTCTGGACAGGCTCTGGACGGATGAGAATCTATGGCAGCCCTTCAAAACGACGTGAAGGCCTTTATCGTTCAGGCCCTGGCGTGCTTCGACACGCCCTCACAGGTTGTTGAGGCTGTCCAGAAAGAATATGGGGTTGTTGTAACCCGCCAGCAGGTGGAAACGCATGACCCAACGAAGACATCGGGTAAAGGCCTGGCAAAGCGCTGGGTGACGATGTTCGAAGACACCAGAAAGCGTTTCCGCGAAGAGACAGCTGACATCCCAATCGCCAACCGTGCCTTCCGCCTCCGCGCTATGAACCGCTTTGTGGAGAAGGCCGAGTCGATGAAGAACATTGGCCTGGCCATGCAGATCCTCGAGCAGGCCGCGAAAGAAACCGGCGACATCTACGTCAACCGGGCCAGGAAGGAAGAGGCGGGCGACGAACCAGCGATCCCGACCCGCATCCAGGTCGACGTGGTGGACGCGAGGAAGCCGAATGCCGAGCCTTAATGTCCCGCAGGCTCAGTTCCTCACGCTGCCCCACAAGTTTCGTGCGTTCGTTGCTGGGTTCGGCTCAGGCAAGACCTGGGTGGGATGCTCGGCGCTGAGCAAGCACTTCATGGAGTGGCCCGGCGTCAACGCTGGCTACTTCGCACCGACTTACCCGCAAATCCGGGACATCTTCTATCCGACCATGGATGAGGTGGCCTACGACTGGGGGCTGAAGACCAAGATCAACCAGGCGAACCACGAGGTTCACATCTACAGCGGCCGGCAGTACCGCGGCACCGTGATTTGCCGGTCGATGGAGAAGCCGCAGACCATCGTTGGCTTCAAGATCGGTCATGCCCTGGTGGATGAGCTGGACGTGCTGACCGCGGTCAAGGCGCAGCAGGCTTGGCGCAAGATCATTGCCCGGATGCGTTACAACTTGCCTGGGCTCAAGAACGGGGTGGACGTCACCACGACGCCGGAAGGCTTCAAGTTCGTCTTCCTGCAGTTCGTGAAGCAGTTGCGGGACAAGCCTTCGCTCAAAGAGATGTACGGCCTGGTACAAGCCAGCACTTTCGACAACGAGCTGAACCTGCCGGATGACTACATCGCATCCCTGATGGAGTCGTATCCACCACAGCTGATCATGGCGTACCTCAAGGGCCAGTTCGTCAACCTGACGTCCGGGACGATCTACACGGCCTACGATCGCAAGCTCAACGAATGCTTCGACACCGTAAAGCCTGGTGAGCCCCTGTTCATCGGCATGGACTTCAACGTTGGCAAGATGGCGGCGATTACCCACGTAAAGCGCGATCAGGGCTTGCCCAGGGCAGTAGATGAGTTGATCGACGGCTACGACACGCCTGACATGATCCGCCGCATCAAGGAACGCTACTGGCAGCACGACGGCAACGACTTCAAGAAAACGTGCGAGATCAGGATCTACCCGGATGCCTCGGGCGATTCACGCAAGTCTGTGAACGCCAGCATCACCGACCTTGCCATGCTCAAGCAGGCCGGGTTCGCGGTCATCGCTCCAGCGGCAAACCCGCCGGTGAAGGATCGAATCAACGCAATGAACGCCGTCTTCTGCAATGCGCAGGGCGAGCGCCGCTACCTGGTCAATCCGTTCACCTGCCCAACCTACGCCGATGGCCTGGAGCAGCAGGTGTGGGGCGCGAACGGTGAGCCAGACAAAACCGCCGGCATCGATCACGCGAACGACGCCGGCGGCTACTTCATCCACCGCGAGTACCCGATCATCAAACCGGTCACCGCTATCAAAATGGGATACGCCCGATGAGCAACGACGTCTCCTTCAAGCGGGCGGATTACATTGAAGCGCTGGACCGCTGGGCGACCGTTCGCGACGTCTGCGCCGGGCAGCATCGGGTTGTCGATCGGCTCCCATACATCAACGCGCACGACAAGTCGCCGGAGAACGAAGACCGGAACCGGGCTTACCGCGAGCGAGCGGTGTTCAAGAACGCCACCGGGCACACCCGTAACGGATTGCTTGGCCTGGCCTTCCATAAAGACCCGACACTCACGGTGTCGAAGAAACTGGAATATCTGCAGGACAACGCCAACGGTTCCGGCGTCAGCGTCTACCAGCATTCCCAGGGCACGCTTGAAAAGGTGCTTGAGGCCGGTCGGCATGGGCTGTACGTCGACTATCACCAGGACGACAGCATCGGCGGGCACTCGGTGATCCTGTCCTACTGCGCTGAAGACATCATCAACTGGCGCACCGGCATGGTTAACGGTCACAGCGTGCTGACGCTGGTGGTGTTGCGTGAGTCGCCTGAGATTCCCGACGGCTTCGGTTTCAAGACGGTCGAGCAGTACCGGGAACTGGCGCTGGAGGGCGACGGCTTTGTCTGCCGGGTCTGGCGCAGGTCCGGGCCGAAAGGTGGCGGGCCGCTGGCGGTCACCGAAGAATTCAGGCCTAAAGGTGTCACTGGGCGTTTCAAAGAGATCCCGTTCACCTTTGTCGGCGCGCAGAACAATGACCCCAGCATCGACGAATCACCCCTGTACGACATCGCCATGATCAACCTGGGCCATTACCGGAACAGCGCCGACTATGAAGACAGCGTTTTCTGGTGTGGGCAGGCTCAGCCGTGGATCAGCGGCTTGGATGAGCAGTGGCGCGACTGGATGGAGAAGAACGGCGTCTATGTCGGCTCCAGGGCGCCAATGATGCTGCCGGCCGGTGGCCAGTTCGGCTACGCGCAGCCATTGCCCAACACACTGGTCAAAGAGGCCATGGCCGACAAGAACCAGATGATGATCGAGCTGGGCGCGCGGATGGTGGTGGCGTCAATTGCCACCAAGACCGCTACGGAGTCTCGTGGTGATCAGTCGGCCTCCACTTCGGTGCTGGCCGGCTGCGTGGCAAACGTAAGCGAGGCTTACACCCGGGCAATCATGTGGTGCTGTGCCTACATGGGCATCGCTGACAAGAAGGTTGCCTACCAGGTGAATCAGGAGTTCGTCGAGCTGACGGCTGATCCGCAGATGATCACCGCCTTGGTCGGCTTGTGGCAGAACGGCGGGTTCGCGAAGGCTGACCTTCGGGCCTACCTGCGTAAGTTGGGTCTGATCGCGCCAGAGCGCACTGACCTGCAGATCGACGGCGAATTGCAGGAGCAGGGCGACGGCCTGGGCTTGGACAACGAGGACGCACCAAATGGCGGCAAACCAAGCAATCCATGACGCCACCATCCGGCACGCCGTTTTCCTCGAAAAGCTGAAGGCGGGGGAGGTGGGCAAGTTCGCCCCCTTCCTCAAGGAGATCGATCGCTCGATCCGCGACCGGCTGACCCAGTCGGACCTGACCGAGTACAACGTCAAGCGCCTGGAAGCGCTGCTGAAAGAGGTGGATAGCCTGCTGCTGGGCATCTTCGACCGCTACAGCGCGCAACTGAACCTCGACTTGGTGGATATCGCCAACTATGAGGCCGAGTTCGAGGCGACCAGTCTTGCCAGGTCAGCACCGGTCGGTGTATCGCTCGACGTGGTTGCGCCGACAGCCGCAGCAATCCGCACCGCAGTGCTGACAAACCCGCTCAGCGCGCGCGGCACCGGCGGCGGAAAGCTGTTGAAGGCCTTCATCAAGGGTTGGACCGGCGCCGAGCGAGAGCGTGTCACCGGCACTATTCGGCAGGGCTACTTCGAAGGGCAGACGAACTTCCAGATCATCCGCAACATTCGCGGTACCAAGGCTGCCGGGTACAAAGACGGCATCCTGGCGACCACCAACCGCAATGCCGCCACGGTCGTACATACCGCGATTCAGCATGTGTCGTCTCAGGCGCGTATGGAGGTGGCCAAGGCCAACACTGACATCGTGGAAGAAATCCAGATGGTGGCCACGCTGGACAGCAAAACCAGTCAGCTTTGCCGCTCTATGGACAAGCGCAAGTTTCCGGTGGATTCCGGCCCAAGGCCGCCATTCCACCCGAACTGCCGCACTACCTTCATTCTCCTGACCAAGCTCAGCGCGATGTTTGCCAAAGGTGCTACCCGGGCTTCGGTGGGTGCCAATGGCGGACAGCAGGTCAGTGCCGACCTCGACTATTACCACTGGCTTCAGCAGCAGCCTGCGGCGTTTCAGGATGTGGCGATCGGTCCGGTGCGTGCCAAGTTGTTCCGGGAGGGGGGATTGACGGTGGAGCGATTCGCCGAGCTGCAGCTTGATCGCAACTTCTCGCCGCTGACGCTGGCGCAGATGAAAGGGCTTGAACCGCTGGCTTTTGAGCGTGCAGGGTTGCTATAACACCTCAATCAAATGGAGGTGGCATGAAATATCTCATAGTGTTGGGGGCTCTGGCTGCCTTTGTACTTGGCTGCCTGCTTGGGCTCACCGCCGGAGTAAACCTAAATCCTAATGCAACCGTTAGCTTCGTGCCTAATTGGGGAAGTCTTGGCGACTGGGTTTCTGGGGTTGGCGCGCTGCTTGCGGTGGTTGTTGCTGTATGGCTGGCCGATACACAGAGAAAAGATAATGCGGAAAAGTTGACCTTAAAGTGTGGGGTTAAGCCGGCAAACGATGGATCAATGATTTTTGGTGGTCGCGATTTAGTCGTCGAGTTGATTTCCTCTGGCAGCAGGCCCGTAAGAGTCAGTGGAGCTAAAATAGGCGCCAAAGGTAAGGCTGGCGGCTGGAAGGCTTACATGGCTGGGCCAACCGGAAAAGGATTTCCCTTTACTCTCAATTACGGTGAGGGTGAGGAAATACGGCTTTCTTTCCGGGATGTGAGTGATGTCCTTGACCATTTTAGTGCCGAGTACCAGGGAGATCTTTCCAAGGCTCAGGCGACTGTATTTTCTACGCTCGGACACTGGGAGGTAGATATTTCGACGACGCTATCGGAGCTGAAGATGCTTCGCGAAAAGCAGAGAAGCTGATCACTACTTTCCACCTCAAATCTTTCAAACAGCCCTTGCAAACGCCGGGGCTTTTTTATGCCTGCAAAGCGGGCCGACTAAACCCAAGGGGTGCATCAACGTGGCAGAAGAAAACGAAATCGACCTGGAAAACCCGGCAATCAAGGCCGCTATCGCGACTGCCGTTGAAGCATCCGTTTCGGGTTTGAAAACCAAGAACTCGGAGCTGCTGGGCAAGCTGAAGGAGACCTCCGGCAAGCTGACCCAGTTCGAAACCCAATTTGAAGGCATCGACATCGACGCCGTCAAAGGACTGCTCAGTCGAGCGGGCCAGGACGAAGAAACCAGGTTGCTAACTGAGGGCAAGGTTGACGAAGTGTTCAACAAGCGCACCGAGCGCCTGCGTGGCGAGCACGACAAGCAACTGAAGGCGCTCGCCGGCCGCGCCGAGAAGGCTGAAGCCTTCGCCGCCAAGTTCCAGGGCAAAGTCTTGGGCGACTCGGTGCGCGGCGCTGCACTGAAAGCCGGCGCACTGCCGGAAGCAACCGACGACATCATCCTGCGCGCCAAAGGCGTGTTCTCTCTAAACGAAGAGGGCGAAGCGGTCGCTGTCGATGAGCATGGCCAGACCATCCTAGGCAAAGACGGCAAGACCCCTCTGACTCCGCTCGAATGGGCGGAATCCCTGCGCGAAAGCGCACCCCACCTGTGGCCAAGGGCTTCAGGGACACAAGCCCCGGGCGGGGGCGGCGGCCAGGCTGCATTCAAGCGCTCCGAAATGACCTCCGAGCAAAAGCGCGAATACCAGCGCAAGCACGGCCAAACCGCATATCTGCAATTGCCCAAGTAAGGGGAAATATTCATGGCGACAACCGTCAATAGCGACCTGATCATCTACAACGATGAGGCGCAAACTGCATACCTGGAGCGCGTTCAGGACAACCTGGACGTGTTCAACGCATCTTCCAATGGCGCGATCGTCCTCGACAACGAGCTGATCGAAGGCGACTTCCGCAAGCGCGCTTTCTACAAGATTGGCGGCTCGCTGGAACACCGCGACGTCAACTCCACCGGGAAGGTGACCGCCAAAAAGATCGGCGCCGGTGAGGCCGTCGGTGTCAAAGCACCGTGGAAATACGGCCCGTACCAGACCACCGAAGAGGCGTTCAAGCGTCGCGGCCGCCCGGTTGATGAGTTCTCCCAGATCATCGGTGCCGACGTTGCCGACGCGACCTTGGAAGGCTTCATCCAGTACGCCACCGCCGCGTTGCGCGCCGCCATCGGCTCCAACGCCGGCATGGTGGTCTCGGCGAACATCGAAACCGACGGCAAGAAGACGCTGACCCGCGGCATGCGCAAATTCGGTGACAAGTTCGGTCGCATTGCGTTGTGGGTTATGCACTCCAGTGCCTACTTCGACATCGTCGACGAGGCCATCACCAACAAAATTTACGAAGAAGCCGGTGTCGTTATCTATGGTGGCCTGCCTGGCACCCTGGGCAAGCCCGTGCTGGTGACTGATACCGCGCCATCTGACGTGATCTTCGGCCTGCTGCCGAACGCCGTGGTGATCACCGAGTCCCAGGCCCCCGGCTTCCGTTCGTACAACGTGGACGACGAGGAAAACCTCGGCATCGGCTACCGCGCCGAGGGCACCGTCAACATTGACGTCCTGGGTTACAGCTGGAAGGAAACTGCCGGCGGCGCGAACCCAACCCTGGCGGCTGTCGGTTCGGCGGCCAACTGGGTCAAGCATGCCGACAGCAACAAGGTCACCGCCGGCGTGATGATCACCCTCACCACTTCGCCACCAGCCGGCGGCTGATATTCACCCCAGGAAGCGGTCGGCAACGGCCGCTACGGAGATTCCCATGGAACTGATTTACACGAACCAGCTTGAGGGCTTTGATCCGGAGAAGCGCTACCGGACTGCGAGTCTATTTCGCGGCATTGAACGCGACGCGACGGCGGTGGTGGTCGTTGGCGAACATCCAGATATCGTCGCTGCCTATGAGGCTGCAGGCGTTGACGTGTCGGTCGTCGAGACTCCAGCACCTTCCGCAGTCAGCGTGCCAGCGGGACTACCCGATGCGCTGGCTGAGGAAATTGCCAGGTTGCGGACTGAAAATGGCGCGCTCATTCTGCTGGTTGATGGCCTGGAAGCTGGCGAAATTCAGCGACCCGAAGTTGGTGAAATCGCGTTGCGATTGTTTGGCGTGCTGGGCACCATCCACACCTCGGTTGGAGAGCTGACTACTGAGCGTGACGGCCTGCTCGTGACCGTCGACACACTGCGCGACGAGGTTGAAGTGCTGAAAAAAGCCGCCATCACGCCGCCGGCTGATGAGGCTGGAGAAATCGCGGCGCTGAAAGCAAAGCTCGATGACGCGAAGGTGCCGTACCGGGCCAACGCCTCGAAGGAATCCTTGGAAAAGCTCGTAGCTGATCTGCCCAAGGCCTGATAATGCTGGCTGCCAGTGACGCGGCCGCCAATCTCAAACCATTCCAGCGAGTTGACGCATGACACTCATCATCGAGGACGGCACCGGCAAGCCTGACGCCGAAAGCTACGCGAGCGCTGAGGACTTGGCCCTGTATGCCGTGAAATTCGGCACAGTCATCCCCGCAGGCGTTCCCGAGCAGGAAGCATTGCTGCGCCGGGCCGCCTTGGCGATGGATGGCAAGACCTGGAAAGGCCGCAAGATGAGCAGCGAGCAGGCCTTGTCCTGGCCGCGCCGGGAAGTGCTGCTGGATCAGGAGATCAAGCCGAACAACTACCTGCCGGCGCGCATCCAGTACGGCCAGATGGCCCTGGCCGCTGAGATTCATCAGGACGATATCGACCCGGTGGAGAAGCGCAAAGGAGCTGTGCTGCTGGATCGTGTTGAGGGGGCGGTGACGCGACAGTATGCGGCTATTCCGTCTACCAGTAACCGGCTGCTGCCAGCGGCGCCTGATCGTCCGAGCGCAACGCAGTTTGCCGACTACCTTCAAAAGCGTGGGCTGTTCGCAGTACGCGCATAGACACAGCGGAGACCGCCATGGCCTTCTACGACGAAATGGCCGTGATGGCTCTGGAGATGATCACAGAGTTCGGCCAGCCCGTGACCATCAGCAAGACGGAGCCGGGCGAGTACGACCCGGAGACGGGCGGGGAAGCGCCGGGGGCAACTGTCGAACAGATCGCCCAGGGCATTCTGCTCGACTTCACCGGCCAAGAATTCCAGAACAACAGCCTGATCAAACAGGGCGACAAGAAGCTCAAGATCGCCGCGCAGGGGTTGGCCTGGATGCCGGGGCTGCTCGACAAAGTGGTCGCTCAGGGGCGTACCTGGTCAATCGTTCCTCCGCTGAAAGAGGTCAACCCCGCCGGCACGCCGATTCTGTATGAACTGCAGGTTCGGTCATGAGTCGGGCAGGCGCCGGTCAATCCGGCAGCTTCGCCCTGAGCCTGGCGGAGTTCGCCGCCCAGACCAGCGAAGCCATCGACGCCAGTGTGCGGGAGATCATCATCGAGGTTGGCAGCAGCCTTATCCGCATGTCTCCCGTGGGTAATCCGGAGATATGGGCGCAGAACGCTGTGGCAACTCAGTACAACAAAGCCGTCGACGACCACAACAGTGCGCTGCGCAGCGATCCGGAAAACCTCACGAAGGGCGGCAGGCTCAAGAAAGGCCGCAAGCTCAACGACGGCATGGATATCGTCGCGCCGGAAGGCTACGTCGGCGGCCGGTTCCGGGCGAACTGGCACATATCACTCGGTGTAGTCGAGAACGTCACCTTCGACGATGTGGACCCGAGCGGCGCCGAAACCACTGCCGCGCTGGTTGCTGCGATGAGCGACTTCACTGCCGGCCAGATGGCCTGCATCATCAACAATTTGCCCTACGCGATTCCGCTGGAGTTCGGCCACTCAACCCAGGCCCCAGGCGGCATGGTCCGGGTAACCGTGGCTCGCTTTCAGCAGATCGTGCTGGAAGCCATCAGGAACAACCAGGTATGAGTCACGCCCGCGCCCGTCAGGCCATCGAAACGAAGCTGGCCGCATGGGCGGCTGCGCGCCCGATAAGGGTGGCCTACCCAAATCAACCGTTCACTCCGGGTTCTTCTGAAACCTACCTCCGAGCCTTTCAACTTCCAGCCAGCACCACCTGCCGCTATCTCGGCGGGGAGGCCTACGAGTACGCCGGTGTTTACCAGGTCAGCATCGTTTGTCCGTCCGGCCAGGCTTTGGCCACCGCCGAGACGCTTATTGACGAATTGACCCGGCTGTTCCGCGTCGACACGCCTCTGACCCGTAACGGTTTCGAAGGCCTGATCACTGAGCCAGTAGATCAGGGATCAACTATCACAGAGTCGGCGACCTACACGGTCCCGGCCAGCTTCACCTATCTGGGTGTCGCAGACCAACCGCCCGCCGGGGCATAACCTACCGCCGTCAGGCGGGCACTCAAGAGGAAATACACCATGGCCGCACGCTTCCCGCTGCCGAACGGCGCTGTGCTGGAGATTGCCAGCGTTATGGGCTCCGCAGTCGCTTTCACCGCATTGACCAATGCGAAATCGCCAGTCGCTGCTTCTGTAGGGCACAGCATTGAAAACGGCGACGTCCTGCTGATCAATTCTGGCTGGGCGCTGATCAACGACCGCGCCGTAAAAGCTTCCGGCATTACTGCTGATGCTTTCGCTCTGGCCGGTCTCAACACGACCAATACCGACAAATACACCGTCGGTGCAGGCGCTGGTTCTGTGATTCCCGTGTCCGGATGGACGCAAATCTCCAAGGTGACTTCTTTCACGTCCTCCGGCGGTGAGCAGCAGTACCAAACCGTCGGCTACCTGGAAGATGACGACGACAAACAGTTCCCGACAAACCGCAATCCGACCACGATCACCATCGTGGTGGAGGACCAGCCAACGGCTCAGTACGTCGAAACCGTCGAAGGATACGACGACACCAAGGAGCTGGCGGTGGTCCGCATGAAGTTGCGTAACGGTGACCAGATTCTCTACCCGGGCTATGTGAGCATTACCCCTGACCCAACCATGGAGCGCAACAACGTTATGACGCGCACCATCAGCATTGGGCTTTCCGCTCGTTCGCTCCGTTATTTGGCTGGCGCATAAGGATTTTCCATGGCAAAGATCAGGATCGCCCAGAACCCTACATTCAAGGCATTCGTGCTGATCCCAATTGTTGGAGAGGAACCCGAGAAAATCGAGTTCACCTTCAAGTATCGGGATCGCCCGGGGCTTGCCGCCCTATTCGATGATTGGAGCGCAAAAGGGAAGGAGATGCGCGCCAGTTTCGGTGACGACACCACATTGTCTGATGTCGTTTCTGCCGAGACCGAGCTTCAGGTGCAGCAAATCAAGGATCTCGTCGTTGGGTGGGGGTTCGATGACAAGTTTGACGACAAGAGCATCCAGGCCCTTGTTAAGTCCTGTTACGGCACCGCCGAAGCGGTTGTCAGCGCCTATCAGAGCGCATTCAGCCAGGCTCGCCTGGGAAACTGATAGCGGCAGCCAAAGCAATGTACGAAAGCGGCCAATCTGCTGAGCAATTGGCTGCTCTCGGGCTGACGGCTGCCGACCTAGATGAGGACGATGTCGAGGTCTGGCCCTGCAACTGGCCGGCCTTCCTCCTGTTCAACCGGATGTCTACTCAGTGGCGTGCAGGTACGGGCGGGGCGATCGGTCTCGACTACAGCAGCATCCGCGACGTGGCCAGCTTCCTTGGCATCAAGAAAAAGAAACTCGCAGAAATCTTCCCTGACCTTCAAGTCTTGGAAGGCGAAGCCCTGCGCGTCATGGCGGAGGAAAGGGAAAACCGCCCGTAACCGCGGGCACTTATTCAAGGTGAGTCGATGAACATTGCAGAACTCGGCGTCAAGATCGACTCCGCCGATGCGATCCAGGCCAAAACAAGCCTGGATGAGATGGCGAAGGCCGGTGGCCGGGCTGAGCAGTCCGCTGCCTCGTTGATGAACGAAATTCAGGCCCTGGAGAAGTCGCTGTCCACCAGCGCCAAAACCACCCAGGATCTGGCAAAGCAGAGGGACGCTCTCACCAAGCTGACCAAGACCGGCGCCTATGGCGAGGCCGAAGCGGCGAAGATCTCCGCGCAGCTCGACAAGCAGCAGGTGGCCCTGGCCAAGTCCGCTCTGGATGATCAAAAAGCTCTCAACAGCTTGTTGGGGGCAATTGACCCGGCCCGCGCGGCGCTGGCTAAACTCGACACTCAAGTCGAGCAACTGGGCAAGCACCTGGACGAGGGGCGCCTGAGTCAGGACGACTACAACAAGGCCCTGGGCAATATTGACAAGGACTACGCCAAGCTCGAAAAAACCACCACCGGTTTCGACAAGCTGCGCCTCGGCACCCGCCAAGCGCAGGAAAACGTTATGCAGCTCGGTAACGCCCTGTCGACCGGCGATTGGGGGAGTGGTGCCCGGGCAATCACGCAGATCGGCGTAGGGGCCGGCGCCTCCATGAGCGGTCTGCTGGCACTAGCTGCTCCGATTGGCCTTGTGACTGCCGCCATAGGTGGGCTGGCCTATGCCTACTACAGCGGCAGTAGAGAGACGGAAGCCTTCAACAAGGCGCTGATCCTCACAGGCAATTATGCAGGTGCAAGCGCTGGACAGTTGAGCGATATGTCCCGCCAGGTCGCAGCGACAGTGGGCACCACCGGGCAGGCTGCGGACGTGCTGGTCACCCTGGCAGGTAGCGGTAAGCTCGCCAGCAGCAGTTTCGTGGATATCGCCGAGGCGGCCCTATCCATGGAGAAGGCCACCGGCAAGTCCATCGAGGCAACCGTTGCCGAGTTCGTCAAGATCGCCGACGACCCAGTGGCCGCCGCCAAGTCGCTCAACGAGCAGTACCACTTCCTCACTGCCTCGGTTTATTCGCAGATCGTCGCACTCAAGGACCAAGGCGACGAAATCGGCGCCACCAAGCTGCTGACCGACACCTATGCCGACACTGTGCAGACCAGATCCCGCCAGGTGATAGAGAACCTGAACCTGTGGGAGCGGGCCTGGCTTGGCATCAAGAGTGCCGCGAGCGGCGCCCTAGATGGAATCAGCGATGTAGGTCGGCAGAAGAGCTACAACGACCAGATTAAGGACCTGCAGTCCAAGCTCACCGGCTCCGATGCGTTCGACGTTGGCGGCACGAGAATGAACGCCCAGGAGGTGAGCCCGAAGGTTCGGGCCCAGATTCAGGCGCAGATCACCTTTCTTACGCTGCAGCGTGATGCCGATGATGCTCGGATCAAGTATTTCGATGACCAGGGAAAGGCCCAGCAAGCGGCCATCGTCGCCAGCGACAAGATCGACGTGCTCACCAAGTCCTCCTGGACGAATGAGCAGAAACGCGCCGAAGCACTCAAGGATTACAAGAAACAGCTCGACGATATCCGCAAGGTTTCGCCGAACGATCCGCGCCTGGCACAGGCCACGATCGACAAGAACATCTCCAACATCAACGATAAGTTCAAAGACCCGAAGGCCCCGAGTTCTCAGGTCGACCTGACCGGCTTCAACGACGCCAAGAACAGCCTCGCGGCCATCGCCGCGGACTACAAAAACTACCAGAAGGAACTGGACGCGGCGCAGAAGGCCGGCCTGGTATCCGAGGCCGACTATCTGCTGCGCCGCCAGGCCCTGATCGGCAACGAGCGAGATCAGGTGACGGCAGCCTACGAGGCGGAGATCACCGCGCTGGAGGCCGCCAAGGGCAAGAAGACCACGTCGGCCGCGCAAAGCATCCAGCTGGACCAAAAGATCGCCGATGCGCGCGCAGGGATGGTCAAGGCGCAGAAGGATGCCGACAGCCAGCTTGAAGTGCTGGCAACCAACGAGACCGGGCGCCTGGCGAAGCAGGAGCGCGCGATCAGTACCTACGTGCAGGCGCTTGGGCAGCAGCAGCGAGCCTTGGAGCTTGCCGGGCAGCGCGCAGTACTCGGCGTGGGCCAGGGTGATCGCCAAAACGCGCTCAGCGGCGAGCTGAACAGCCAGCAAGATCGGTTTGCTCAGCAGTCCCTGGAGTTGGCGAACCAGAAGTCCGACCCGTCTCGGAACATGTCGGAGGAAGAGTTCAAGCGTAAATCCCAGGCGCTCGCCGATGCGAATAAGGCGGCGACCGACCAAATCCGGCAGAACTACGCGGATGTGGAAGCTGCCCAGGGTGATTGGACGAAGGGCGCGACGGCTGCTTGGGATAACTACCTGGACTCGGCGCGAAACATCGCCGGCCAGACGAAAAGCCTGTTCGGCAACGCCTTCAGCTCCATGGAGGATTCGCTGGTCAACTTCGCCGTTACAGGCAAGGCGTCGTTTGCAGACTTCACCAAGTCGATTTTGGCGGACATGGCGCGCATTACGACACGTCAGGCCAGTTCCGCTTTGCTGGGCAGCCTGGTAGGGGCGGCGGCGAGTTACTTCGGCGGCAGTGCCGCCGGCGGCAACGGGCTGGCCGCCGGATCTGCCGGCGCTGCATCTTCCAATCTTGGCGCTTCAGCGGGGGGCTACTCGGGCAGCTACTTCCCGCAAGCCATGGGCGGCGCCTGGTCGGGCGGCGTGCAGATGTTCGCCGACGGCGGCGCATTCACGAACTCCGTCGTCAGCAAGCCTACGGCTTTCGGTATGGCCAACGGCAAGACCGGCGTCATGGGTGAGGCAGGGGAAGAGGCGATCATGCCGCTGACCCGAACGTCCAGCGGCAAGCTCGGCGTTATGGCCATGGGCGGAGGGTCCGGTGGAACGCAGATCAATGTCGAGGTGCATATCGACGGTGAAGGCAACGCATCGTCTACCTCTGATGCGCCTGGTTATGACCTGTTCGGCAAGGAGCTGGCGACGTTCGTTGAGCAGAAATATCAGGAACTGCGCAGCAGGGATATGCGCCAGGGCGGCGTCATCAACAACGCAATTAAGGGGCGATGATGGCTATCGAACGATTCACCTGGGCAACGGAAAAGGGCGCGGAGGGTGATGTGACCCAGCGCGTCCGGACCAAGCAGTTCGGCGACGGGTACGAGCAGTCGGTCGAGGACGGCCTCAATAACCAGTCCCAATCCTGGCCGCTCACGTTCACTGGCGCCAAGGCTCGTGTTCTGGAAATCAAGGCGTTCCTCGATCGGCACAAGGGCGCCAAGGGTTTTCTATGGGAGCCGCCCCTGGGCGAGCTTGGCCTCTACAAGTGCAACGGCTACAAGCCGGTTCACCGCGGTGGCCAGGTCTACGCCATCACCGCCACCTTCAAGCAAACCTTTCATCCCTGAGGCCTATCCATGGCACTGATCACGGACATCCAGAAGCTGGAGCCCGGTGGCGAGATTCGCCTGTTTGAAATTGACGGGACTGAGTACGGCGCGGATTACCTGCGCTTCCACGGGCACGCCATTCCGCACACACCTGAAGAGTTGCTGGCCTACGAGCATTCGGAAGAGGATCTGCCTGCGAAGTCGATCTGGTGGCAGGGAGAGGAGTACGCGGCCTGGCCGGTGCAGATTGAGGGGATTTCCTCGAGTAGCGACGGCACAGCCTCACGGCCGACATTCGCCGCCGGCAACGTCAACGGCAGAGTCACGGCGCTGTGCCTGGCCTTCGAGGACATGCTCAAGTTCAAGCTGACGGTTCGCGAGACCCTGGCCCAGTACCTGGACGCGGCCAACTTTCCCGACGGCAACCCGACTGCGGACCCGACCCAGGAAGCGCTGGAGATCTGGTACATCGACCAGAAAACCAGCGAGGACGGCGAGGCGGTGGTCTGGGAGCTGTCTTCCCCGGGTGAGATCGACAACAACGGGCTGCCCGGCCGGCAGATGACGACGTTTTGCCACTGGAGCATGACAAACGGCTACCGCGGGCCTGACTGTGGCTACACCGGTGCGGCCATGTTCGATGACGAGGACAACCCCACGGATGATCCCGCCAAGGATCAGTGCAAGGGCTGCCTGTCGTCCTGCAAGTTGCGATTTGGCGAGAACGAAGAGCTCAGTTTCGGTGGATTTCCCGCTGTGAGCTTGGTCTCAAGGAGCTGATCATGCGCAAACACATCATTGCGGCGGTCCAGGCGCACGCGGCGGCCGAGTATCCGCGCGAGTGCTGCGGGCTGCTGCTCGCCGTCGGACGAGCACAGAAGTACTTCCCGTGCCGGAACATCGCCACGGAGCCGAGCGAAGAGTTTCGGCTTGATCCCGAGGATTACGCTGCGGCAGAAGATTTGGGGGAGGTGATTGGCATTGTCCACTCGCATCCGGACGCCACCAGCAGACCATCACCGCACGACCTAGCCATGTGCGAGGCCACAGATCTGCCCTGGCACATTCTGAGTTGGCCCGAGGGCGATCTGCGCACCATCACGCCAACCGGCCGCACGCCGCTGCTCCAGCGTCCGTTCGTGCACGGCGCCTGGGATTGCTGGCAGGTCTGCGCCGACTGGTATCAGCGTGAGTGGGGGATTGAGTTCGAAGCCTTCCAGCGCGCCGATGGTTGGTGGGAGAGCGCAGAGAACGCAAGTCTGTACGAGGCGAACTACGAGGTCGCCGGTTTTGTACGTGTCGACCGGCCACAGCGAGGGGATCTGATCGTTATGCAGGTCGGGCGCACGGTTCACCCGAACCATGCTGGGATCTACCTGGGCACCGACCCAACGCTGCCCGCTGAAGAGTCGGGCACCTTCGGCCCCGGGCCTTTCATGCTTCACCACATGTACGGTAGGCCGTCCGAGATTTTGGTGTTCGGCGGACCATGGCATGACCGCACACGCCTGATTCTCAGGCACAAAGACGCACAACAATCAACATGGCGCGGCAGGGCCGCAGGAGAAGCAAATGGCTTGCGATAAGAATGGTGAAGGCTTCCCCGGCCACAAAGACGCAGGGAAGCTGCTTGAGTGGATTACTCGGCAGATTTCTGAGACAGCTCTGGCAAAAGACCTGAAATCAAAGATTCAAGCGCAAGGTGATGGGCCGAACGATCTTTTATAATCGTTTTATCGGCTGGCATTGCCTCGATTAAAGATCTTGCGGCATCAGCAACTTTGGTTCTGCCGGGCACGTCGAGATTGGCGATAGCTGTTCCGATTACCGTCATCGCTGCACATACACCCAGCTCGAACGGGGTAATCACTCGTTGTTCTTCACTCACATTGACCTCCAGGTCATAAACGCGCCGAAATTGGCGCAACCCCAGTCCTTGGGCTTGCAGGCGAAGGACTGGAGCCTCTTGTACTTAAGGTGTAGCTATTATCTCAGGAAAGGCTTCGCGTTGCGCTTCACTGCCGACGGGGTGATATTGAAAAAACCCATTGTTGTCAAATCCTAAAGCGATGCATTTCACATTTATCAGCGCGTCATCTCCGGCGCGCTGGCAAGTTACAATTTGGACTCCGACTAAGCGGAGTTTCTCTTTAGCGTTATTGGGGCGAAAGCAGACGTTGACGCATTTTTTCTCAGCTACGGAAGGGTAACACCAAGCATCTTGTACCTGCGGTGGAAGATCAAAGTAGTCTTTTATTATTGTTTCTGATGTTTTATATAGGTACTCAGTGCCAACGCCTACGTCACGGGTGAATTCGTGTGTTAAAAAGTCATTAATTAATGCCGTCTTTAGTCTTTCTTCGGCGTTTAGATTTGGTGTTTCTTGACTGATTCCAATGGCTGTGGCGCTTATGTCTTGAGTGGACTCATAAACTATTAAAGAGAAGGCTTCGTTATCAGAGATTTTCATCTCTTCTATAGCGACTTTTGGATTGATTGGCGCGGTATACAGCAGTGATTCTCCTTCAATATTTAACCGGCCTGCCTTCACGAATTTTGCTGGCGGATTCCATGCGTCATCTTCGGTTCGCATTCCTCGGAGAGGTATTATTGTATCCTCTTTATCTAAAGCCCTAACTCTATAAAATCTTGTGCCCTTTGGGTAAGTAATCATGCCGGGAGTGAGCATCGCAGCAAGCCCATATGGTGTCTCAAAGCATAAAACTTTAGATATTTCTTCAGCGATTTGTCGTTTTGACATGGTCTTGATTGGTAGGGTTCTGAATGCCCTGATTTTGTCAGTCAATTTTCCAGCATCAACAAATGACAGATGCTCCTTCAGTTTTTGTTCAAAAGCTTTTCTACGGAGGGCTTCTTCTGCTGTGTCTTGTGTTTTGTTCGGCATGATGTTCTACGGGCGTCCTTGTTCGTTCGTGATAGATACCTTGGGTTCAGCTACTTTCGCATTCGGCGAAGGCATTACGCTACTACGGCAACCTACTGCACAGTTACTGGCTTTTCATACAGGCCGTATAGCAACCCTGGAGAGCGGAGTTTTATGCAGTTTTCGGGTATCGTATTCGATTTCCAGTTAGGGGCTTGAATCATGGAGATAGGGAAGTTTTCCCTAGTTGACGGGGTGACACTGCTTATCGCTTTGGTGAGCCTGTTGGTCGCCATGCGTGCATTGGGCAGGACAAAATCCAATGAGCTTTTCTCATTGCGTCAGAGCCTCGTGCTCAAATCCGAGCAAGCACGCTCAGAGTGGCACAGGCTGAATCGAGAAAATGAATCAGTCATTAAGCAAGTTCAATCGCGCTTTTCGGCGGCCTTGCCAGAAGTTGCTGCAATGTTGGAATTTCTGCTTGGGCAGCGAGAGCATTTTGACCTATGTCTCCGCGATGCAGCTGCGCTGGCGGAACACATTCATACGAACGTTGATAAGTTCAGCGAAAAGAAATGCCGCCTCTATCTGCGAGACATTGATCCAAGCTTGGAGGTGTTATCTCGCAACCGCGGTGTGATACAGGGTCGGATGGAGGAACTGATAGCGCGAATGGAGGCGGTGGCTTTACATAAGCATCGCCCATAGCACCTGCGGCTGGTAAGGCCCCTACCAGGGCTTTTTGCATCCACTCCCCAGTGCTACAGTCCCGCCAAACCAAAGAGGGAACGACATGCGGATTTTGATAGCGGCGGTAGCGGTCGCGATGCTGGCGGGGTGCATGACGCCGACGATGAATGAGGCGCGCCAGGCGGGGCCGTATAAGGTGCTGACCTCGAAGAAAACCGACGCCACGCTGGCTAAATGCGTCCAGTACGAATGGCAGAACCAGCCGATCTTCGGCGGCACGCCTGGGGCAACGCTTCAGCCGGGGCGCGACACCGGATATACGGTATTCACTGAGGGCTCCCAGTACTTCGTTGACATCCAGCCCAAGGGCGCGGGCTCAGAGGCGAAGTATTACGTGGTGGTGGGTAACTGGATCGCCAATAAACGGCTGATCGCGCTGCAAGGCTGCCTGTAGCGGCACATCAAATTGTTCAAGGCTCGCTTCGGCGGGCCTTTTTATTGCCTGGAGAAAAGCACATGGCGGCACTTGCCATCAATTATCAGCCCATGACCACGATCCTGCTCTACGGACAGCTTCGTCAGTTTGGGAGGTCCTTTCGGATGGCCGTAAGGACGCCGGCAGAAGCAGTTAAGGCTCTGTGCGTGCAAATTCCAGGGTTCGAGCGCTTCTTGTCCAACGCCAAGTCCCGTGGGGTTGAGTTCGCCGTATTTCGCGGCAAGACAAACCTGGCGGAGAAGGAACTTGGATTCACGGGCGAAGGTGATATTCGCATTGCTCCGGTGATAACCGGCAGTAAGCGCGGCGGCGCACTGCAAACCATTGTCGGCGCAGTGCTGATCGTTGTCGGCCTCGTCATCACTGGCGGCACATTTGGGGCAGGGGCGCCATTCGGTTCTGCGCTGATCATGATGGGCGGCTCGATGGTGCTGGGCGGCGTGATCCAAATGCTCAGCCCCCAGGCCGGCGGCCTCAAGACCAGCGCCGCACCAGAGAACACCCCCGGTTACGCTTTCGGCAGCGCCAAGAACACCACTGCATCCGGTAACCCGGTACCGCTCTGCTACGGCAAGCGGCGGGTGGGTGGGGCGATCATCAGTGCCGCCATTTATGCCGAAGACCAGATGTAGCCAACACCTGAAGCACTGCAACCGTCCATGAGGCGGTTTTTTATTGCCTGGAGAAAAGCATGGGCGCAGCACGCAAGATTGATATTCACGGCGCCAAGGGCGGCGAAGAGAAGCCGAAAACGCCAACGGAAGCCCCGGATAGCCTGCGCTCTGTTGCCATCGCCAAGATGCTGATTGCCATCGGTGAGGGTGAGTTCGAAGGCACGCCCACCGCGCGCGATATTTACCTCGACAACACCCCACTGCAAGACCCCCAGGGCAACATGAACTTCCCGAACGTGAAGTGGGAGTGGCGCACCGGGGCGGTGGATCAGACCTATATCCAGGGCATCCCCTCGATCGAGAACGAAACCACCATCAGTACCGAACTGCGCAGCGGCACACCGTGGGTTCGAGCGATCACTAATATCCAGCTTTCGGCCGTGCGCGTGCGTTTTGCCTGGCCGGCGCTCCAGTCTGTGGATGCCAGCGGCAATATCAACGGTTACCGGATCGAGTACAAGGTTGAGCTGGCCACCGACGGCGGCGCCTACCAGCAGGTGCTTAGCGAAGCGGTCGACGGCAAGACCACCAGCCTTTACGAGCGCACCCGCCGTATCGATTTGCCCAGGGCTACCACCGGCTGGCTGATGCGTATCACCCGTCTGACCATCAACCAGAACAACAACAAAATCTCCGACACGATGCAGATCGCGGGCTTCACTGAGGTGATCGACGCCAAGATCCGCTATCCGAACACCGCACTGCTCTACATCGAGTTTTCGGCCGAACAGTTCCGCAGCATCCCGGCGGTGACGGTCGAGACCAAGCTGAAGAAGATGCAGGTGCCGAGCAACTACGACCCCGTGGCACGTTCTTACACCGGGATCTGGGACGGCACCTTCAAACAGGCCTGGACTGACAACGCTGTTTGGATGACCTACGACATCACCACGGCCGACCGCTTCGGCCTGGGCCGGCGCATCAAACCGTGGATGGTGGACAAGTGGGAGCTCTACCGCATCTCGCAGTACTGCGACCAACTGGTGCCGGACGGGAAGGGCGGCCAGGAGCCGCGCTTCATCTGCAACCTGAACCTGCAGAGCAAGGCTGACGCCTGGTCGCTGCTGCGCGACATATCGGCGATCTACCGGGGCATGACCTACTGGGCCCAGGGCCAGGTCTTCACCCTGTCGGATATGCCGCGCGCCACTGACTTCGACTTCGCCTACACCCGGGCGAATGTGATCGACGGCAAGTTCACCTACTCGAGTGCGTCGGAGCGCACCCGGTACAGCCGCGCGCTGATCAGCTACGACAACCCGGCGAACAACTACGACACCGACGTCACTGCCGTTACGGATGCCAAGTTGCAGCGCCGCTACGGCGACAACCCGCTGGAGATCAGTGCCATCGGCTGCACCCGCGAGTCGGAGGCGCAGCGCCGCGGCAAGTGGGCGCTGCTCACCAACTCCAAGGACCGGGCCGTTTCCTTCAAGGTCGGCCTTGACGGGCGTATCCCGCTGCCTGGCTACGTGGTCCCGATCGCCGACGAACTCCTGGCCGGTCGACCGGTGGGCGGGCGTATCTCGGCGGTGAACGGCAAGGTCATCACACTGGACCGTGATACCCAGGCCAAGCCCGGTGACCGATTGATCCTCAACCTGCCCGACGGCAAGTGCGAGGGGCGCACCGTGCAACTGGTCAGCGGCCGGCAGGTCACCGTTACCGTGACCTACTCCGTTGCGCCTGAACCCGAGCTGGTATGGGCGCTCGATGCCGACGACCTTGCAATCCCGCTGTACCGAGTGGTGAGCGTCGCCCGGCCGGAACCTGGCGTGTTCGAGATCTCGGCCGTGCAGTACGACCCAAGCAAATTCGCGCACATCGACACCGGCGCGCGTCTGGAAGAACGCCCAATCAGCGTTGTACCGATCACCGTCGTTCCGGCGCCGGCGAGCGTCACGCTGACGTCGAGCTACGCCGTGAACCAGGGCATCGCCATCAGCACTATGAACATCTCGTGGCCCGCTGTTGCTGGCGCGGTCGCCTATGACGTGGAGTGGCGCAAGGACAGCGGCAACTGGATCAAGGTGCAGCGTACCGGTTCGACCAGCGTCGACGTCACTGGCATTTACTCCGGCGCCTACGTGGCCCGGGTTCGGTCGGTGAGCGCCTTCGAGATCTCCTCGATCTGGAAGAGCTCCAACCTGACCAACCTGGAAGGGAAGGTCGGCCTGCCGCCGGCGGTGGCGTTCCTGACCACCACCAGCGAACTGTTCGGCATCGGCATCAAGTGGGGCTTCCCGGCCGGCGCCGAAGACACCCAGCGCACCGAGCTGTGGTATGGCCCGGCCAATGATTTGTCGGTGGCTACCAAGCTGGCCGACCTGGCGTACCCACAGGCCGACTACCGCATGCAGTCGCTGCTGGCGGGGGCCTCGTTCTTCTTCTGGGCTCGCCTGGTGGACCGTACCGGCAACATCGGGCCGCTCTACCCGGTTGTGAATGGCGTGATTGGGCAGGCCAGCTCGCAGGCTGGTCCGATCCTTGACCTGATCGCCGGCCAGATTGGCGATACCGAGCTTGCGAAGGAGATCATGGACCAGATCGACCTGATCTCTGGCTCCGGCCCTGGCTCGGTCAATGACCGGCTGGAGCAGGCCAAGCAGGAACTGGAGGACTTGATCGACCAGGTAACGGATGCCCTGATCTACGTCCCCACGAAGACCTACACCTCTGGCCAGATCGTTCGACAGGGCCAGTACCTGTACCAGGCGATCAAAGCGGTTCCGGTGGATACCCCGCCGCCCGCCGCAGAGTTCTGGTTCAACATGGGCACCATTGCCGAAACAACCCAGGCCATGGCGCTCCAGATCCAGCAGAACAAGGCGTCAATCGAAACCGTGGACGGTAAGGTCACGGCTCAGGCTTCGGCCCTGCAATCGCTCCAGGCAAGCTGGCGCGAGGATGATGGAGAGGGCGACCTTGCGGGAGCCCTGCAAAACTGGGATGCCGCCGCGAAATTCGCCCAGCAGGTAAAGGTCCAAGCCTCCGACAACCTGGCCATGGTCGAGCGCACCACATCGTTGGATGCGGCAGTCGGCCAGAACAAGGCAGCACTGACCACACTCGAGCAGGTGGTGGCCACCGACAAGCAGGCAACGGCAGAGCGCATTGACCAATTGAAAGGCGAAGTCGAAGACAACTCGGCGGCAGTGCAAACCGTCAGCCAGTCGCTGGTCGACACGAACAAGGCGATCGCCTCGCAGTCCACCACGATCGAAGCCATAGCCGGCGGCGGGCGCGATGGTACGGACGAGGGTGACCTTGCGAGTGCTCTCAGCGAATGGAAGAACAAGGCTTCGATCCAGATCACGGCCAAGGCCCAAGCGGACACCGACGGCAAGTTGTCCACCATGTGGGCGGTGAAGATGCAGGTGAACCAGAACGGCCAGTATGTAGCAGCCGGTATTGGGCTCGGTATCGAGCAGAACGCCGAAGGCCTTCTGCAAAGCCAGTTCCTGGTGAGCGCTGATCGGTTCGCTGTTGTTAACACGTTGGCTGGCGGGACCATCACTACGCCATTTGTGGTGCAGGGCGGTCAGGTGTTCATGAATTCGGTGTTCCTCCAAGACGGCAGTATTACCAACGCTAAAATCGGCAATTACATTCAGTCGAATAACTATGTTGCTGGTACTTCCGGGTGGAAGTTGTTCTTTGACGGTACGTTCGAAATAAACGGGATTGTCCCTGGACAAGGGCGATCTATGATGACTAATCGGTCTATGCGTTTTTGGGACGTGAACAACGTCAAGCGTGTTCAAATTGGAGATCTTACCGAGTGAGTCACGGAATTAGGATTTGGGGGGCTGATGGAGCCCTCCAGCTTGATGAGAGCTCTTTCACTGTAAGGGTTATATACTCTGCAGTGATATCTCCAACCGGAGCAAGGTACTTCGATGTATCTATATCCGAGATAAATCCATCTAACTATTCCGCTGTTTGCATCCCTATTTCCGCATACGATCATGGGGCGCAGTTCATATCCGCAATAATGTTCACGCCTGTAGTATATAGTGGCTTTGTTAGGGTGTATTTTGGGAGTCCCGCAGCTAATACTGGGCCTACAGGAATAACGCCTCAAAGACTTATGGTTATGAGGTATCGTTAATGACTTATGGATTGACATTCACAAACAACAGCAACGTAGTTACGCTTGATTCGGAGTTTTCCAGGCTTGTCGTAGTTGATAAGGGACAGTGGAGCGCAGGAGGACCAGACGTATACGTTCCTTTCAAAAGCTTCATGACAACAGCGGAGCCGCCGCTAGTATTTGTTAGGCCAAACCCAGGGAATAATTATGTTTACTTCTGCCTAGTAGTTGGATCGTCAGGAAACTGGACTGGCTTTTCATTTACAGCCTTGTCAGGGATTCCCACATCTGGCAACTGGTTTGCAGCTATGTTTAAGTCGGAGCCAACCGCAAGCTACGGGCTCCGCCTGTGGGATTCATCTTCAAAACTAATATTTGATAATGATACTCCGTGCGCGCAATTCACAAGAACTATTAGTGCTTGGACGTATTTAGGATCAACTCAGACAAGTCAGGGAGTGTGGCGACTCAGCTGGACCGCACCGTCGCCATTAGACACTGGTGACTATATGCTGCTGAATAATATAGCCATGGATATGGCAGGGGTAGTATCCAGGCAAGGTAACATGTATGCAATTTTTGATTACACAAATAATCGTCTTGTGATCCAGGCGGTAGGAGTGGATCTTCCATCTGCAATGTATATTCCGGTAGTTTTTGCAAAGCCCGTTTCATAAACGTCACAATAATAGTTTGAATCCTGCAACCGCTTTGTGCGGTTTTTTATTTCCCGGAGAAAAATATGCCTTGGTACAGAACCGGCACAGTTTCAGTAACATTGAACTCCAATGCTGTTATCGGAACCGGCACAGCCTTCGTGGCCAACAGTCGGGTAGGGGATGCCTTTCTCGGCCCAGATGGCGGGTGGTATGAGGTCACAAACATCGCCAGCGACTCGGCAATGTCGATCGCGCCAAACTATCGTGGCGTAACCAATGCTGCTGGGGTGTACGCGCTTACGCCAGTGCAGGGGTATACGAAGGACCTGGCTGACCAGGCAAGGGCCATGATTCAGCAGTGGGGGGCAACGCTTGCTGGCCTGGGTAGTGTTTCGACTGAGGACATAGTTCCCTTCACGAAGGGGGGGACTGGCGCAACTACCAAGGCTGCGGCGAAGGCAGCCCTTGACCTGGGAACGGCGTCCGCCGCAACGCTTACCACAAGTCTCCTCGACACTACTCCTGGGCGTGCGCTCAGAGTCCAAGACTGGGGCATTGGTACGGATGCTGTACCGCTTGCACCCTCGGTAAACATCAATCAGAGCGGCTTCTGGCGATGGGACAGCACCACGCAGTTCTACGGTAACTACGGAGCGCTGAACGGCAGCATTTTCTCTTGCGGTTATGGGGGAGAGGTATGCGCGCAGATCTATATCGCACGCATCACGACTAACCTAATCGGTTTCCGGTCAGGCGGTGGCAACTTCAACCAGATCTATCACACCGGCAACACCACCCGCGCCGCTGACGGCACGCTGAAGGCAATCTAATGACGACTCGAGCAGCAATAAACATTCTTGGCTCTACTGGCGAAATCATCGACATCACCACCTTTGGCGTTGATACGCTGACCACGGCCCATCCCAGCCCGGGCGTTTACCTGGTATACGGCAGCCTCGGCATGGCGCCGCCGCCAGAGGGTTGGGGATACGTACTGAACCAGGCCGACTCCGGCAAGACCGTGGATATTCAGTTCGTCGATGGTACGTTGGCTGTGACGATCGCTATAGGGGGGGAGCCGGCGGACCTGGCGCACAGCATCACCTTGCACCTGTGCGTCGCGGAAGCGCCGCCAGTACCAGAGCCTCCGATTGACCCTACGGTTGCAGCTCAGGAACAACTGACCAGGCTGCGCAAGGAGGCAGACGACGCCATCAGGCCTCTGCAATTTTCGGTTGATGTTGATGAGGCAACTGAAGAGGATGCAGCGGCGCTCAATACTTGGAAGAAATACTACGTGGCGCTCACTCGTGTTCCCGGGCAAACAGGATATCCACAGGCCGTCGACTGGCCGATTGCCCCGACGTAACTATTGATCGAACACCGCCACCCGCCATGAGCGGGTTTATTTTTGCCTGGAGAAAAGCAATGGCACGACTTTCCGAATCACGCGCCGGCGGCCGTAACGCGTTGGCGTTCCTCGACATGCTCGCCTGGAGCGAGGGAACCAGCACATCTCCGGCCACTGCCATGGATGGTTACGACGTGATCGTCACCGGCGCCGATCTTAAGCCTGAGGTCTTCAAAGACTTCACAGATCACCCGTTCGCCAAGGGTCGCGCGTCGAAGGTCATCAACAGCAAGGGGCTGACGTCCAATGCTTCCGGCCGCTATCAGCAGATGCTAAAGGACTGGCCGCACTACAAGGCGCTGCTCAAGCTGCCGGACTTCAGCCCGATCAGCCAAGACCTTCTTGCGCTGCAACACGTTCGTGAGTGCCGAGCGCTGCCGGACGTGCTTGCCGGTCGGATTGAGACGGCTATCGCAAAGTGCCGGAACATCTGGGCCAGTCTGCCCGGCGCCGGATACGGGCAGCGCGAACACCGCCTGGAGGATCTGCTGAAGCAGTATCGGCTGGCGGGCGGGGTGATGTCGTGACACCCGGGCAGATCCTGGCCGCGATCCTGCTGGCGATGACCGTCAGCGCGGCCGGCACCTGGCAGGTGCAGGACTGGCGGATGGGCAAGAAGCTCGCCGAGCAGGCCGGCCTGCACAAGGATGACCTGGCGGCGATTACCAATGCCGCCGCCGCCCAAGCACGCGCCGAGCAGGACAAGCACCTGGCCCTGGAGCAGCAGCTCGCTAGTCGGGACCAACAACACACCAAGGAATTATCCGATGCCCAACGCAACCAGGCTGTTCTGCGCGATCGCCTTGCCACTTCTGATCTGCGGCTGTCAGTCCTTCTCGACGCCGCGGATTCAGCCAGTGGCTGCAACGTGCCTGCCGCCCCCGGCGCCGTCGGCGTGGTTCATGGAGCCGCGCGAGCCCAACTTGACCAAGCGCATGCTCAACGAATTCTCGCCATCACCGGTGACGGGGATAACGCCATAATCGCGCTGCGTGCGTGCCAGGCGTATGTGAGAGAAATTAAAAAGTAG